GTTAAGATGGGTTATTGGTAGTCTAAGAAAAGCAACTAATAGCTCTAGCGGTAAATTAATAGCCGATGAAGTTAATAGGAGAATGAAATGAAAAGAAGTGAAATGGTATTGTTGATGTATGCTCTTAGAAGAACCTTACATCAAGGTTCATTGGAAAGAGATTGGTTAGAAGACATTGAAAAATATGTACACAGCTTAAGGGCTTTATCTATGGAAGATGCAGACTATCTTATTGAGCGGCAAGCTATTAAAATTCAAGAACTTAAGACCGAAGTGCAGTGTTTGAAAGATGATCTTAATTGGGAAAGAGAAGCTAAACTTGCATGGAGAGCAAAGCACAAGGAGTTATTTCAAACAACTAAAAAAGTAGAGAGTATATTATCAGAAATTGAAAAACACCCAATAATTTTGAAAAATAATTTTCTTGAAGACATCTACAATAATGCTATTGCTCTTAAAAATGAGATCGACGATTTAGTTGATTCTAAGTCTTAGGCTTATTGTGATTGATAGGTTATATACGGTTATAAAGGTGCGTTTTAAGACTGTGAAATATGCGGTTAAGATGAGCACAGTTAAAAGTCGGTTTTACGCTAAGTGTTTGACGGTTAGGGTAGGGCAGGTAGCATGGCATGTGTTGTTTTGGCGAAAAGGTTGAGCCTGGTTTATAGCATGCGTGCGCTATTTTTGAGAGGATAGTTTCGGATTTAAAAGGAGACCAATGTGAGTGAGTTTAAGACAGATAGACAGGGAGCAAAGATTAGGACCTACGAATTTTCTAAGATGTATGTAAATATTGCGGAGGTTCAGTGTATAGAATCGTCGACTGATCAGAGTTGTTATATCCATCTAAAGAGCGGTGATTATTATGAGGTTATCGGAGACTCGGTTACTGTGATGGAGAGCATGCGCGAGGCTTTTGGAGACGGTACGCGATTGGCGTTTTACGGGGCTGAGGCTATCGTTAGCCACTTTGACCGTGATGTTAGGGCGGAGAAGGAGTAGAATATGAGTTTTTGGGAAATAGTATTGTTGTTAGCGATTATATTTGGAATCATAGGTTGTGATGTTAACCTGGGTCCTGATGTAGATACGTCTTCGGGAATATCGTATGAAAATTGAGATAATACCGGTTGAGAATGGTTATATCCTTACTCAGACTCGTGAGGGTGTGGTTAGCAGCATGGTGTTTGAGGATGAAGGGTCCGAAATTAGTTCGGCTAGAAGTCTTTTACAGCATATGCTGTATGTGCTAGGTAAGGACGGGAGTAGGCATGATGAGGAACGGTTGTACGTTATTGCTGCACCTGGAGATAAGCATGTTGCCTTTACCCGAGAGCATTCGGACGTGATTTATGGCAGATAGAGATGTTACGAATCAGATACGCTTTATGTTGAAGACAAGTTTTGCTTGGTCAGATGATAAGGTAGAAGCATGGTTTAGTAAGCCTTGTTTGATATTAGGCGAATGTGTGTGGGGCGGAAAGTGGGAAACTAACCAGGATATTATTGATATAGGTCGTGGGGAGGAGCTTTTGCAGCTTATTTACGAGTGCTTAGGAAATGGCAATTATTAGGACTTGACAAGGCTTGTTTGGCGTGTTAAGATTAGTTATTAGCATAATATCTGTAGGAGGGTAGCATGTTTTACGATCCTGAAAGCCCGTATTACCAGTGGCAGTGTATCGAGGAATACTTTGCATTTAGTGTACATAAAATATTTTTAGAATTTATAAGATCATACGATAAATATTCAGATGGAACTCCGGCTGAGGACTTACTAATATCATTGTTTAATGAGGACGATGACGTGCCTCCTTATGCTGCTATAGGGCTATTAGATGCTTTTAAGTGTTATAGTGTAGAGGAGTTTCTACCGCACTTTTTAGAGCTGAAAGGGTTTGATAAGGAAATCTGGGATTACTACTGGGAGCACGGTCTGGATGAGCAGTTTAAGCCTGAATACTGTATTAATTAGTCTGCCTTTTTTGTTAATATGGGTAGCTTTATCAACAATATTTATAGGAGCAGTGTATATGACTATAGCAAATTTAAGTAAACAAAAGTTTTTTTCTTCGTGGCAATATCGGATGAAGGTGCAAAAAGAGCTCGGAAAAATGCCCGGGGGAAGGTATAAGGAACTTAAGAAATTATTTTATAATTTTAGAGCTGACTCTTCTGTTCCCTTTGGGAAGGTTTTGCCTTTTAAGAAAAAGGAGACTAAATAATGTTTATTTTATTGTCTATTGCTTTAAGAGCATGCGTGGCGGTGTCTATATATCATCATGCTCCGTATCTTGGTCTAGCATGTGGGTTCTATTACTTACACGAAGTGTATCTACAACATATTACCTATATTAGACAGGTAGAGTACTTAAAAAGTATAAAGGATAAGTTTACTAAGATGGATAAAGATTAGCATGATGTTTATTTTACTACACAAAACTGCAGACGTTTGGATATTTAGTAGAGGTTTAGAAGATTTAGTTGTTATAAAAAAGATTTATGGAGGATGGGGAGTGAAGATAGACGGTGTTTTAGTCTATTTCGATACTTTGCTAGATGCGCTGCTAACTTTTTCCCTGCAGTTTTCAGAAAGGATTGTTCATTGAGGGTTATAATATGGCGTTCAAGGCGTTTTGCAGTTCTACCCGACTCTAGGTATGGGTCTTGGTGTCAAAATGGCTACACGGATCTATTAGGGGCTTTAAATGGGATTTTATTTTATCTGTGTCAAAGTATAAGCCGCATTGCTAGCCGCAGTTCGTTCAACAACAATAAATATTTAGAATTATTGCAAGCCGCAGAAGCCGCAGGGGTTTTCTTAAGTCCAGAAAAACGGCTTTGTAAAAAATGTATATATAAGGTAGAAAAATATAATATAGCGGCTCCCTGTTATGGGCTCTGTGGCTGCCCGACTTGGAAAAAAGCTGCGGCTTCTGCGGCTATGAACAATATTAAATACTTAAGTGTGTTTTTTAGCTGCGGCTTGGGGGTGCGCCGGGCTGAAGCCGCAGCTGTTTTTTGCTGTTTTTAAATAAGATTTGTGGAGACATTATGAACTTAGTTAATTTTTATGAAATGCTTTTTGATCCTGACGAATACACTACTGTGGGTAATATGTTTGAAAATAAAGTTTGTTTAGTCCACGGTGAGCATAGGGCTGGCGAGTTCTTTTGCATTAATCCGTTAGATGGTGCTAGAGATCACGGGTTTTTTGTAAACGAAAAATATTCAGAGGAAATTCCTCGACGTGCAGACTTGAATGTTATTAAATATAGAAATTTTTTATTTGAGATAGATTGTCTTAGTTTAGAGGATCAATTAAAATTATTTAGCGCTTCTGGAATTCCGTTTACTACTTTGGTTTATTCCGGAGGAAAATCTTATCATGCTATACTATCGCTAGCTGAGCCTTTGGATCTAGAGCCTCATTTGCCAGAATCTGTAGCTGCTTACAAGCATGTGTGGAAACGATTGGCTGCTAAGATTGACCTAGCTGGGAGAAAGTTAGGTTTTGAGTATTCTGTTGGAGAGAGTTCTTTTGTCGATCCTGCTTGTAAGAACCCTTCTAGATTTAGTAGGCGTCCTGGGGAGCAGGGGGAAGGTAGGAAGTTGCAGGAATTGCTGTTTATTAAAAATCGAATAAGTGCGGATAACTTCGTTTCTTTATTGTCGAGTTGTCCCGAAGTATTTGAGGCTAAAAAAGTTGAATTTGCCAAACCCGTTCAAGAAATATATACTGTAGACCAGTTGAGAGCTGCTCTTCCTGTTGGGCTTAGACGTTTTTTTGAAGACGTTGAGTGGGCAGCGCCAGCTGGGTTGTATTCTTTAATTTATAAAAACGTTTTATGGGCTATAGATGAGACGGGCGTTTCTAAGGAACTTTTGAGTAATTATTTGGAAAAATATACTTTTCCTATATTAGTAGCTTCTGGGTATCCAGCACATAAGATTATGGTTCCTGTAGAGCATGCTTACGGCTACAAGAGGAGGGCATAGTGTCGGCGCATTTTGCTGTTAAAAAGTCAATAAAAAAGCTTATCCGATTTGGGCTGAACAAAGAACAAATTTTATCTTCTTTAAAATCTAGCCCGGAGTGTAAAGATATTCGAGAACCTATTTTGGCGGCTTTAGTATCTCAAACTTGTTCTGAATATCCTGACTACGAGAGCATCCAGGAGTTGCTCCGCTCTAAAATAATTATCGATAGGATGGCGGAAGATAATCATATTATCTTGGTGGATCCTTTACGTAGAACGGTAGAAAAATACGATAAGAGTCGGGCTTTTCAAATGTTAGATCCTAAGGTAGACCTTAGAGATCGTATTTATACTTGTAAGTTAGACTATAATCCTCTAAAATCTTCTTTTCTTTATAGAGAAAATAGGGTTTGGAAATATAATAACTACGTTCCTCCTGAATGGAAGCGGGATCATTTTTATAGCTGTGGCGAAGTTCCTGTAGTAAAAACTTCTGAGATTCCTTCTTTATATCGTAAGTTTCTAATGCATTTAGTAAATAATCATGTTGGATCTTTTAATTATATATTAGACTGGTTGGCTAATGCTATACAAGCTAGGAATTACTGTATTCTTACTACTATTGGAAAGCAAGGTATCGGTAAGGGAATGCTCGGTGAGATTATGAAGCTTATAGTAGGCAACGAGAACTATGCTAAGACGGATAATCGACTTTTGGATAAAGAGTTCAACTCTCAGATTAATAACAAGGTAATTGTTTATTTGGATGAGATTGAGGTCAGGAAAACTTCGCAAGAGAATAAGTTAAAAGACTTAATAAATAATCATATCGAGGTTGAGAAGAAGGGCGTTGATGCTAAAATGACTAAAAATTATGCTAGTTTTTATCTTTCTTCTAATAACTTAGATGCTATAAAGATTCCTGCTGACGACCGTCGATTTTCTATAGTAGAGTTAACTTCTTCTAAGCTATATACTGTTATGACTTCGGCTGAGATTTCTTCTCTGTTGGATCCGAGCAATGTGGCGGAATTTGCTAGATTTTTATATTATAGAAAAGTGGATCCTGAAAAGATGCTCCGAGTTTTTAAAACTACTAGATCGATAGAGCTTAGATTAAATAATTTAAAAGGCTGGCAAGAGTGGTTTATTGAAGATTACTGTTTTGATCATGCTGGAGAGGATATTCTTATCGACGACGTTAAGCAAATTATACAGGAGAAATTTGGTTTTTCTATTGCTCCCGGGAGACCTGCATTTCAGAAACTGGAGACGCTGTTTCCGGAAAGATTTAGGGTTAAGTCTCGAAAGTTTGAGGATCGGGAAAACCCAGATAAGAAGAAAACTAGATATTTTTTACAGATTCAGCCCTGGGAGGACTTAAATGTGTGACAATAAATGCGAATCTTGCGGAAAGGATTCTGAAGAGTTAGTGACTAGATTGGGATTTAAACAAACTTTTTGGTGCGAGTTTGTTTGTACCGATTGTTTTTTTGAAAAAGAAGGGAAGACTTTTGAGGAGTACTCTGCTTCTGACTATTATGGAGAACTAAATGAACAAGCTTAAGCCTGGGTTAAATGACATTTCTAACTCTGATTACCATGCGGATAAAAGTTACTTGAGCTCAACTAGCTTAAAAAAACTTTTGAAAGATCCCGAGGTTTTTTATAAGGAACATTTTCTCGGTGAAGGAGAGAATAAGTCTAGTAATGCTTTTGACGAAGGAAGCTATGCACATACTCTTATTTTAGAGCCTCATATGGTAAAGGAAGAGTACGCTTTCTTTGAGGGCTGGCGGAAATACGGGAAGGATTGGGATGCTTTTTTGACTAAGCATGGTGATTCTGGAAAAATATTGCTTTCTAAGCCTCAAAGAGTTCGTGTTGAAAAACTTATAGATGTATATGATCAAATGGAGGTTGCCAAAGAGCTTATTTCTGGAGGATTTCCTGAGCAAACTGTAGCTGGTACTCTGTCTGACGTTCCTATTAAAGTTCGTGCTGACTATATTAATGTCGATAGGGGTTATATTGCGGATGTTAAGACTACTGGCAGAGCTGGTGATTTAGATTCGTTTAAATATACTATTTCGGACTATTCTTATCAGTTATCCGGTGCTTTGTATAGCATGATGTTTGAGAAATTTTACGGTAAGCCTTTCGATTTTTACTTCATCGTTCTTTCTAAAAAGGAAGTCACTTGCGATGTTTATAAGATGAGTTCTGATACTATGGCGGAAGGTAAAGCTATGGTTATTGAAGGACTTTCTCTCTATAAAAAATGTTTAAAGACTGGTCTCTGGACATCTAGAAAAAAATGTGCTAATATGGCTTTAAATGATAAATATGAGATTGAGGAGGTATGATGAAAGTTGATGGAAGCGGTCTTCGAGATAATAAAGGTAAGGTTCCTTTAGAGTTAGTTCCTCCTAGTTTAGTATTTGCGGTTGGGGAAGTTTTGAAGGTTGGTGCAGCTAAATACGCTCCTAGAAATTGGGAGTCGGGGATGCCTTGGTCTACTGTTTCTGGATGCGCTTTAAGACATTTTTTTAAGTGGCTATCTCCACTTCACTCTGATCTAGATGAGGAGACGGGGCTCAATCATTTGTGGCATGTTGCTTGTAATATTGCCATGTTGATTGAATATGATTATACTTGTAAAGATTTAGACGATAGACCTAAATATGATCTAGGCGATGGTGCCTAATTTACTTAAAGGAGTTTTTATGACAGATAAGACTTTTGTGCGTCCTGGTCAAGAAAGTCAGCCTAACATTTCTTTTGTTAGACCTGCTGAATTGGCTAAAGAGGGCATTACTGGAGTTATTGTGGAGGGCGAATTTGTAGAGTCTCTGCCTAATCATTTTGATGAGGAAAAGAGCGACTATAAATTTGTTAGAGAAAATGGCGATGTGGTAGTTATCAACCATACAGGATCTTTGGCTTACAGGATGAAGAAAGTGTCCCCTGGGGACTTTTGTCAAGTATCTTATAATGGTAAAACTACTATTGAGAACGGAAAGATGAAGGGCAAGCAGGCTCATGATTTTGAAGTTCTAGTTGCTAGAGAAATGTAATCTAAATAGGGAGGCAGAATTGTCTCCCTATTTTACCTGTTGGAGGGTACCATGCGTGTTTTATTAATTTTGCTATTATTGTCATCTTGTAGTAGTCCCAGTACCTATCGAGAGTTTGCTAGAGAATGCCATTCTTATTATCTAGATAAGGGTTTGACGGCAGATCAAGTTCTAAAACTTTGTTTTGCTGAAAAAAGTAGGGAAAACAAATGAAAAGTTATCGAGTACTCTCTGAGCTGTCCGAATTATCGGAGTTAGAGACTTATTTGAAATCTTGTGAGTATGTGGCTTTTGATACAGAGACTACGGGGCTGAATCCTCGTAAAGATAAGGTAATTGGTTTTTCGGTTACTGGGATTGAGGGTACCGGATACTATGTTCCTTTTTATAATTTTAATGTAGATAGTGCAGAGTTAGAGTCTTTAGAGTTTTTAGACTCTTGCCAAACAGTTTTTGAGCTTTTATTGACTAAAAAATTGATCATGCATAACGCTTCTTTCGATTGTCGAATGATGCGTGCTAATTTTAACTTGAATTTAATCCCGGCATTGTATTGCGATACTATTGTTCTTAAGCACACTGTCGATGAAGATATGCCTTTTGGGCTTAAAGATATTGCTAAGAGAATCCAAAATGAGATTGGTTTAGATGTTACTAAGGCTGCTAATGAGGAGCAGGTGGCGATGGTGGCGTCTATAAAACAAAATGGTGGATCTATTACTAAGGATAAGTATGAGCTCTATAAAGCAGACCTTAAGTTAATCGGCGAATATGCTTGTGCAGATACTGATTTAACTTTAAGAATTTTTAATTATTATTCTACTATTTTAAAGAGAGAGGGTTTAGAGAGATTCTTTTATAAGGATGAGGTAATGCCTTTGCTTAAGGAAGTTACGATTCCTATGGAGGAGCGCGGTGTTCCTGTTGACGTATCTGCTTTGCAGTGTGCGCAAGAAGAAATTATTTTAGATATTGCTAAGCTAGAAAAAAATATATTGGATAAGATTTCTCCCTATTTACCAGATTTTGAACGCTGGTATCTTGGGAAGAATTACCCTCCTAGAAGGTCAGGCGAGTTTGCTCAGAAATTAGCTGAGTATGCTCGCCTTCCTTTGCCCAAGACCAAGAGTGGACGATTAAGTTTATCTAAGTCTGCTTTAGAGTCTTGTCTTCCCAATAAGTATGCGGAGTATCTATTGGGCGGGGAGTACTTGGATGACCACGAGGTTTTGGCTGTATCTAAACTGTGCTGGCAGGATTCGGGATCTCCAGCTATTATAAACCTATTATCTAAGCATCATTTAAAACGTTTATTTTTTAAGATATTAAACGAGAAGTCGATTAATAAAACTCCTACAGGGCAGCCTCAGGCAGATACTGTTTTTTTAGAATCTGTTAGGAGTAAATATGATTTTGTACCTTTACTTATGGATTTTAATAAGTTAAATAAGCTAAAATCTGCTTATATAGATCGTTTTTTGTCTGAGCAGGATTCTGGTATATTTTATCCTAGGTTTCAGCAACATAGAACGGTTTCTGGGCGCTATGGCGGTGACTTAATGCAATTGCCTAGACCTTTAGAGCCCGGGCAAGCTTCTGAAGTAGTTACTAAGTATACTAATATGATTAGAAAATTTTTTATTTCTGGCTCAGGTTATAAATTTATTGATGCTGATTATGAGTCTTTAGAGCCTCATGTTTTTGCGCATGTTAGCGGGGATGAGGGTCTTAAGGATATTTTTAGATCAGGAAAAGATTTTTATTCGTCTATTGCGATTGCTACTGAAAATTTAAATGGAGTTAGTGCAGATAAGAAGTCCGATAATTATTTAGGTAAGGTTGACAAACCTCTGCGTCAAAAGGCAAAAGCTTATTGTCTTGGGGTACCTTATGGGCTAGAGGCATTTAAGCTTTCTACTATGTTGAATAATAGTCCTGAGGAGTGTGAGGAACTCATTGATAATTACTTGTCTGCTTATCCTAAACTTAAGTCTTGGATGGAAGTAAGTAATGAGCAATGTAAGAAATTTGGCACTGTTCGGTCTGAGGCTGGGCGAGTTCGTCACATGAAAAAGGCTGCTGCTTTTTACCATCAAGACCGAGGTATTTATGCTCTTTTTGATAGTAAGGGTAATCTTTACGATGCGCTAACTTTGTGGAAAAAGCACCATAAAAATGAATCTAGTTATAAAAATATGAAGTGGAAGCGGAAGCAGATGAAGAACTATCTTAATAATGCTAAAAACTTCCAAATTCAAAGTTTAGCAGCATCTATTACCAATAGAGCTTGTATCGCTATTTCTAGAGAATTACGTAGGCAGGGAATAGATGGATATGTTTGCTGTCAGATTCATGATCAAATTATTGTTAGGCTTCCTGAGCAAGAGTCGGTACGGTTCTCGAAGACAATGCAGTACCTTATGGAGAATGTCTATAAAATTTCTTTACCGCTCTCGGCTCCTGCTCAAATAGCTTCTGACTTTTACGAGGGGCATTAATATGTGGACAAAAATGTCAGACTATGAGATAATGAGTGAATATGGAGATATTTATATGGGTAAGACTAAAAAAGCGCATCCTCTAGATCGAAACGATTTGGTTAGAGTGAAGAAATCTAACGAGCGTGCTCGTATTGCGGAGTACCACGGTACTAATAAGTGGGGTCTTTGTGAGTATTATATAGAGCATTGTGTTCCGTCTATTCCTGGAACTTATGTTGAGGAGCATGAGATTGAGGTTTTGGAGTTTATCGAGGTTGCTGAGAAGATTGCTTGTCCCGCAGAGTCGGTAACTCCCCCGTGCCATCATCCTGATAAGTATCTTAATGTATTATCTGCAAATTTAAAGTTTTGGGTTTGCCCTGATTGTAAAAAGGAACTATGATAAATTATATTGTTAAACTGATTGTGAAATATTTTAAAGAAGCTATTCAAAATTTCATGAAGGCTTCGGAGTTAAAAAAACTTAGGCAAGATTCTAAGCAAAAAAAGAAGGTATCGGATGAAGAAGTTAAAAGCGCTGAGCGTGATTATGATGATTTTATGGACTTGTATGAGTCCTATAGGCGCCAAGGACGACAGGACAAGGACTAGTTTAGTTTCTTGCGATACTGTTTTAAAGAAATGTGCTAAAACTGTGCAATCTCAAAAATCGGCAATTGAGTCTCAAAAAAAGACGATAGAATCTTTCGAAAAATCTGAGGGCAAGCATGCGAAGGAGGTCGCCAGGCTTCACCGTAAAAATAATGTAGTTTCTGCTGTAGGGGTTGTCGTTAATGTAGTTCTTCTATTAATTATGGTACTGTAATGAACTTATCTCCTGAACTTAGTTTTATTCTTGGATTTATTGTCGGGGCTGGTGTAGTTGGTAGCAGTGTGCAGCGTACTATTAGTGTATCGAAGGGCAGGCTACTTAGTACCTTCTTTTCATCTAACTTAAACTCTTTGTTTTATTTTTTCTCAATTACATTTGTGGCTAAAGAGAATTTTGTTGCCTATCTTGGTACTTGTGTTGGCAGTTGGGCTATATGTCAGTATTTAGCTTTTTCTGCTAAGAAGAATTTGGAAAAATACGATGTTAAATGATCGGTGGTTTGATGTTGACGGTATCATGAGCCCTGGTGGAGAGAATGGGTTTTTGTTTACTTCTCAGTTTATTTTACTTTCTGATGGCGAGTACTGTAGTGATATTTCTAGTAGAGCCTTATCTAAGATTAGCATTGGGCTAGGCGAGTTTGGCTTAGACCCTTTAGAACCTTGGAGTCACGATAATCATACGGGGTTAGTTTGTTTTTCTAAAGTTCTAAACTTAGATATCCATAGAAAAATATACCTTAAGCATTGGTATGCTATGTTACACCCGAAAGATTTTATTTTTCATATGTGGGCTGCAGGCGGTTGGCGAGCCGCTTTAGTTTTCCCCTTTTTGTGGATTTTAAGTATTTCTATGATTTTAACTTGTGCTCAGGATTTTAAAATAAGACCTACTTTTAGAGAAAGACTGAAACTTAGATGGTTTTTTGGCAAGAAAGTGCGGAGCGAGCGTATAAATGATACTCTTACTTTAGATTATTATATTAAAAATTCTGGGCAAGAATATGTTTTGAGACGGTTTTTGAAGACTGATGGTAAGATTTTAGCTTGGATGCGGCTTAAGGCTTTTAGAATGCCGATTACATCTTTTTTTTGTAATTTAGCTATTAGTAAAAATAAAGAGTTTGGAACTTGGAAGCGATGTTTTGAATTATACTTTAAGCATCCTTCACATCCTAATAGAAGCTTCCCCGATTCTAATTATGAGGTTTAAATGAGAGATACTATTAAAATATCTAACTATTACTTTGATAAGTGTAAGAAATTTGCTGAAAGTCAATTATCTACAAGTGCTGACTTATACTTTTATAGAGGTGAGCGCAATAAGGCAAAGATGTTTGAGGACATCGTTGTTGGAAAAATGGCGGAGATTGCATCTTATAAATATCTTAAAGGGTTAGGGTACGAAGTTAAAAAGCCCGATTTTACAATTTACGAGCGAAGAAATAAATCGTTTGATGCGGATCTGTCTACTAAGTGTGGGTTATCTTTTCATGTTAAGTCTCAGCATACTAAGAGTGTGTTTAGATATGGACATTCTTGGCTTTTGCAAAAAAGCGATAAGCTCGTTAAGGAGCCTTCTAAGCAGGAATTTTTTATTTTTACTCAAGTTCGTTCATACTATGTGGATATTTTAGGCATTGCTAGAGCTACAGACGTAGTTCCTCATCTGCAGGATCCTGTGGTTCCCAGGTATAGGTCTACGAAAAAGGCTTTGTATCTAGATTATTTGAAGGAAAAAAGAATTAATTTAAAGAGATTTTAAGTCTATAATTTCTATGGTCGCTTCTATATAGAAATCGTCCGTTTTGGATACTGTTTTTTTAGAGGTCATCTGTCCTATGTACCGATCATCCATCTCTAAGTTTTCGCACCCATATGGGGGTTTTTTTTGTATATGTTTGGGTAGGAATATTAAGTCAATTAGAGGTTTTTCCCAGTTTGATAAGTCTATAGATCTTGCTGAGAGCTGTCCTTTAGCGGTTATTATTTGTTTTTCGGGATAAAATGCGGTCAGCTCTACTCTATAGAAATTATTGAATGGATTGAAATTTTTTTTTAGAGCGAGTAGTTTTCTGTGATTGTCTTCTAGGGATAGATAGTGAAATACTTTATGGGACCACTCCCGGGCTTCTTTAGTTTTTCCAAAATTTTTACCGTAGTACATGGCGTTTATTGAAAAAGGACGTATTGGGATAGTTAGAGTTTCTTTCATGATGTGGGGAGAGAAGGGAGGTTTAGACCCCTCCCTTGAGAATTATACCTCTCTCCTGGAAGGTTATTTAGCCTCTTCTTCAGAGACTTTTAAAGCTTTTTTAACTTTTGCAACTAGTTCGTCGTCGAGTTTGTTGTCAGTTCTTTCTACTAATTTTTCTAATAAAAATATAATGATTTCTTTTAGAAATGCTTCCGTTAGTAGTGCTGAGAGTAGGGCTTTTCCTACAGATTTTAAAATTTCAAGTACCATAATAACCTCCCTATGGTTTCTACTTATGTTTTTTTGTTTTCTAACAGTCCCATTTTCTTAAAGCTTTGTTTATTCGACTATTTGGATCTCTAGCAGTTTCTGCACTTGTTAGCCTTTTTTTCATTCCTTTCATTCGTGCGCAAAAGGATTTTCTTCTTTTTGCTTTTGCTTTAGATTTTAAGGCTGCTTTTGCGGATACTGGTGGTTTTAGATTACTTCCGGTACTTTTGTTATAGGCATTCCGTCCTTTTTGAGTTAGCCCTCCTGTATCGGCTTTGTGTTCTTTTTTCCATTTAAAGTATTTTTGTTTAAGTACTGATTTATAGGACTTAGAGCTCATTTTTATAGCCTTTTTTAATTAAAATATCTTCTATATGATGCGGCTTTATTGTGTCCGGATTGTAGTTTAGTTCTAGAAACAATTTTTTTAAAACTTTTTCATATACAATTTCAGAGCAGTTTTTTCCTTTTTTCCAAGGATTTTTTAGCTTATTTCCTGTAAAAAAACTTACTATGTCTAGTATAACTATTCCAAGATTTTGCATCAGAGCGTATGAATTTCCTGCTTCTTGGTAGCATGCTTTTTTTACTTCTATGTCTAGCTCTTTTGGTACATGTATTATATACTTTTTTACTATTTTATGTTTTTTAAGAAAAAATTTTTCGTACTCGTAATTAACTTTTCCTTCATTTGCTTGGTAGTATCTTTTCCCCCAATCTCGAATTTCCACTGCATGAGCTACGTGACTATAAGGTTTTTGAGTCCACAGTCTAATTGCCCAGCTTCCTATTGGCATAAATAGTTTAGATTTAGTAAACACAATTTCAATAGATTTCCAATTTTTTAAAGATTTCATGCTCGAAAGTATTCTACTACTACCATTAGTTTATGCTGAAACCCTACTGGATGTCGGAGTATGTATTGTAGTTTATTCGTGGGAGTGGGTACGCCTTCTGTTGTTAAATTTAATCTTGCTGAGGCTCGCCCGTCTGTTTCTAACTGATCTCCTTCTGGCAAAAGTTTTAGATTTATGCCTCCGATAAATTCTGTAACCGTTCCTGGAAGATGTTTTAAATCGGTTGCTCCGGCTATTACCCAAATTCTTAGATCTTGCGTAGGCGGAGTTGATTGGTGAACATTTCCTCCTATAATGTCGTAATCATATGAAGGTGCTATGGTAAGTACCGTTTCTACACAGTTTAGATTCAATTCTAGCTGAGTTCCTGCTACTAGTTCTGTTCCATTTGAATCAAAAAATTGTAACGTACATCCTGGGCGAGTAGTGCCGATGTAGTCTTCGCAAAAAAGACTATTTAGTGTGCTTGTTTCGACTTCTACAGGGTGCGCTAAATATCTCCATCCTTTGTATGTAGTTGCCGATTTTGTAACTTGCCTTCCGTCACTATCTATTTCTGTTAAATTTTTATTGGCAGAGGGCAGGTAATTTGTTTCAAAATCTGTTGCGTCTTCTATTTCTAATTTACAGAAGAAACTCAGGTTTCCATCAAAAGCATATATATGGTACTGATTTCCTTTAGTAAAATATTGAATGGATAGTTTTTTAGAGTCGACTATCCCTTTAATTTCTGTCCAAGTTAGTTCTATTCTTTCCATCTATTAACCTTTTGAAATATATATTAAGTAACCTTCCACATCTCTGGATGAGGAGTTGGAATTAGCTTTGCTTAGAAGTTTGATAGAAGTGGAGTATGGGATCGGGGCAGGCGGGTTGAAAACAAGCACATTCTTATTGGAGTCAAAGCTTAGTGGAAGACGAGCTGAGGCAGCTATTTTTCCAGCATTTCCCGAAAATATTCTGTCTAAGTCATCGCAATCAATATCTAGAATATCTGTTCCATCTATTTCTATTTTTTGAAAAATATTGTCTGAGTTATATTTTATTACTGCTCCATAAAATTTTCCTGCACCTGTATAATTATATATTTCTGTAAAATTTCCTGTTTGTGGATTTAATGATTGATTAGAAAAATTGGCTTCTACTGTGAATGTATTTTCAATAGAGGTGGTAGGTAGTGAGGATGCGGATTCTATAGTTACCTTACTTATTCCTGATCTTAGATAGTTTATTTGATCTGCTACTGTACTAAAATATTCTGTCCCATTTCCAACTCTTAAGGTTCCATCTGATATTCTGGTTAAAATAGAACTGTCTTCTGAGGCTCTAATTCTTCTATTATGAGGGATTATGTACGTTTCATTCTGTGCTAGTATTACCCCAAGAACGGACTCTTCTGTTGTATTTATATTTTGAATTACGCATGTGTTAAATGACATTTAGTACTCCTAAGGAACTGCTCTAAAGATTAAAACTATCCCGGCATCTGCTGCGTTAGTTCCATCATCTATATATTTGATAAAAATTGTATCTCCTTGATTAAAGGACTCGTTTATGCCCGTTTCTACAAAAGTTTGCGTATTTGTCTTAGAAACAGTGTTAAATACTATTGCCGTTGTAGAGTTTTTTCTTAATTCTATAGTATAATCTGCGGTAGACCTAGAGTTAGAAAAAGTATATTCTTCCATTACACAGTCTATTGGGATAACTATGGGAGTAACGTCGCCTGGTAACAGGTTAGAGTATCCTATAAATTCATTATTTGATAAAGTTCCATTATAGACTAAGGGTATAGAGAATCTTGGAGTATTTAGAGCTGTGGAGACTCCTGCTCCGATTGCTTCTTGTACAGTATTTTCTGATATTTCGGTAGTAGGGGTAAACACAATGTTTGTCGCAGAGTCTGGATATTTTAAAAATGCTATAGCTTCCGATGCAGGAGATAGATCGTTAGTTCCGTCATTTGCTACTACATCTCCAGAATTTATTAAGGTAGTTAATTCTAAAATAACGTCGTCTGTAGATAGAAGTAAATACTTTTGAAATGGAACTTCATACTGACCAGATGCCGGTATTTCAACAGCTAACTCATCTAATGTTATTATAGATCCTGTTGTGTTTTTTAGTATTTTAGCCATTAGATAACGTCCCCCCCTAGAATGCAGGTGATAACTCCATTTTTTACTGATCCTGAACTAACTTTAGCAGCTAATTCTTTACCTTGTGTTAGGGAAATGGGAGATAATAATACTGTTGTAGTTCCTCTAGCAGCAGTTACAGATACTGTTGTAATTAAAGTAAATGTGGTGCCATCATGTTCATATACTTCAATACTATATGTATTTGGGTCTGTTTCGTTGTAGACTGCTACTGCCGTAAGTTCTGGATTATTTTGAAGTATTGGAATTCCTGTTCGATTCGAAGGTACCCCGGAGCCTACGTCTGCCCATGAGCCTGAAGGATTGTTCCCGGGTAGAGTAAGGAGAAACCCGGGGGAAGCAGATGATACTAGTTCTTGAAGAGATACTTCTGTAGTTACGTCTGTATCTTTAAACTTCATAACTCCGGAATCTCCCTGAATGGTAGTATTGTCGGAGTTTTCAAATGCAATGCCTTTTGAAGCAACGTAATCTTCTGTCGGATCTGCCTCTTTGGGCATCATGTCCAAGTCACTGCCACTTGTTGTATCTTCAATTTTAAGAGGCTTTACTTTGTCGATAGGCATAGTTTATTTCCTTTAGATATATTTTCTAAAGCTGGCAAATATTGTAAATTCCACGGAACATGTAGCCCGCAAACATTGTTATTTTTTAAAGGAATTATATGGTCTACGTGATATCCTTTAGGACAATTTAAATATATTACTTTTAACTCTTTTTTGTAGTTACCTAGAGTGGCATTTAGTTTTGATGCTCTTCTGGCATTTTCGTTTGCTGTTCGCACTGCTTGATTTTCTTTCGCCCATTTTCGAGCATTTTTTCTGATTTTATCAATATTTTTTTTTCGGTACTCTTGGTAATATTCTTTTGTGTACCATTTTTTATAGTTTTTAGATTGTTTAATTTTATATTCTGGAGTTTGTCGATATTTTTTATGATTTAAATTTGCACATTTTCTACACTCATTTCTTGTTCCGTCCTTTGCGTTTTTTCTAGGCGAATATTCTGTAAGATTCTTTAATTGTTTACATATTCTGCATATTTTCATATTAATTTAATCTATAAAAAGCGGAGCCGAAGCCCCGCTATGTTTTAATTAAGCTCTGGTCCCTACTCTTTGAAGTTGTAGTGCCATTGCTGTTGTACTTTTGGCAATTCCTACTTGGAAAATTACGTTGCCAGAACCAGAAGGAACTGTAGTAGTAATTCCTCCGGCAGTAGAGGGATCGGCAAAGTATCTGGCTCCAGCAGTTAAACCGGTAAGTCCAGTTACCACTCCGCTATCGCAAATATCTACGGGGGCGGCGGCTGCAGCTGCTGTGGAAGCCATTCCGATTACCCTAGATGCGGCGCCTACAGAAGAAACGTCGGCTAGATCAACGCTGTCTGCTCCGTCAATATATACTACTTCTCCAATTGCAGTAATGGAGGTTGCAGTATAGCTATTACAAGTTCTTTCAGCGGCGGTAACCGTACTAAGATCATCCCATGCTGATCCGTCCCAGGCATATAGTTTATCATTGGTGCTGTCCCAAACTAAGTATCCTTCTCCGCCGTCTGCTGGAGTAGCACTGGGGGCTCCTGCGATTGCTGGAAGTCTAAAGGCATCTAGTTGATCAGCATTATCTGTGACCGTTGGAAAGAGTACGGCTGCTCCAGATGCCATTACGTTTTCTGCATCTTGCATCATAATGTCGTCGGCGGCGTGCGTTCCATCGGTTCTTGTAATACCGTCAGTTGTTGGGTCGGTAAAGCTTAGATCGTTGGCGTCGGAAATATCTCCGTTATTCATATCTAAGTTTGCGTTTAGTACTGGACCGCCTCCAGTTACCGTAAATGACGCTAGCGTAATGTCGTCATTAGCAGTATCCATTTCAAGGGGAAATCCCGTTGAATCAATTTTTAATAGTCTAACCTGTGCCATTTTCCCTCCTAAGCTACGTGTTAGTGTTTTTGGTAAGTTCGCTTATGCGTTTTACTTCAAACGTCTCATCGTCAATTATACAATCTTCTGCCGGGAATCCGATCTTACTTTCTAGAACCTTTTTTAGCTCTTCGTACTCATGTTGAGCTGTTTCTTCTTGATTTTTTATAGCTTGATATCCTCTTTGAAATAGATTTAGTCTAAGTTTTGCTAGTTCTGCGTCTTTAGACATATTTTCTTTTTGAAGTGCGTATTTTGCTTTATTTAAAGTTGCTATTTGAAGCTTACTTATTACAAATTTCCATTTCCAGTATAAAGCTTCTTCGAGATGTTGAGACTCTTTATGTTCTATTGTTAATTTTTTTAGCTCTTCTATATCATCCACGATATTCTCCTGGTTATTATGCTCTTATTAGAGGAATTCCTATATTTATTGTAAATTGAGTTGAAGTGTAAGGTCTTCCTAGCGCTAGTACTACGCTTCCGCTTGCTGTGGGAGGTGTAGTGGTTAATGCTCCTGGAGTACTGTCGCTTAAAAAATAATCGGAAGAATCACTTAATCCTGAGAATAGTGCTGCTGTATATCCTGTTACTTGAACATCACAAGAAGTTGATCCTGATTTTGCTATGCATATTCCTATTGCTCTTGCGGTGTTCAGGCTGCTGGCTAGTGCATTAAATGCGGTTCCGGAGTTCATTCTTACTACATTTCCAACTGCTACCGAGGCGTCGCAAGGAATGGAATAGATTACATTATCTCTTGCTGAAACTCCAGAAGCTCCATGATCATTTGGTTGGGCTGCATTTTGTAGCGGATTTCCAGACCCCGGTAATTGCGTATTTTTGCACTCTGCCATGTTATACCTTCGCTATATTCTATTTTTTATTTTACACTATGTTAAATACTTTTACAAGCGCTCCTGATACTGCTAATAAAGTGGACAGTATCCCAATAAATTTTATTGCACCCTTTATTTGGTGAATATGGGAGTTTACCGGTACTAGGGCATCTTTTAGATTTTCGTGCTGTGCTTCTAGTAAAGCGGTTCTTCTCATATGTTCTTTTAGATTGACTTCTTGTTTGGCAAGAGTAATATCTACTTTGTCCATTCTTTCATCAATTTTATCTAGTTTTTGTGCTATTCCTTTTATTATTTTTTCCATTTTTTGCAATTCTCCGATTTGCGCCTGCTTCTGACAATGCTATTGCTAAAGCTTGTTTAGGATTTGAAACTTTTTTTCCTGTTGAGGATCTTAATTTTCTCTTTTTAAACTCTCGAAGAACTTTTCTTATTTTATTTGACTGTTTTTTAGTTTGCAATTTAAATACCTTTAGTAGTTATATGAACTTCTAATGTATTAGTAGTTCCCGATATAGCATTGTAGTTGATTCTTGCCCACTTATAGAATAGGTCTGCAACTTGAACTGCATCGTTTGTAGTATTAGTAATTGTAATGGATGGACTAGATAAGGTTACCCAGTTTATTTTGTCATTACTTACTTGAATCTCTACTGCTCCTGCGACTGTTCCGGTGCTAATTGCATGTACTGAAAGTCCGTAAATATTGGTACAATCTAGGACTTCACTAGCAACGTCTGAGGTTGTTAGATTAGTTTCGTTTAGAACAATGTCATTCGCTACTCGGAAGCTCATGATTACCTCCCCATAAGGGCACTTAAGAAGCCCTTGTTCTTAGATCGTTTCTTTTTACGGTTCTCCGTTTTTTTAGTAGCTCTGTTTGCTTCTTCCGCCATCTTTCTAGTTTGTTCATCTTGAGACGGTTTTCCTAGAGCTTTTCTATATCCTCTTTCTTTTTCAGATTCTGCTGGTCTAGAATAGGCTGCTTTTTGACCTGTCATGCCTCTAATAGTTCCCCCAGAAACTTTTTTCATTTTCTTTCGTTTCCAGCCAAAAAATCCTTTATTTTTTTCTTTCATATTCTTCTCCTATTAAAAAATATCTGCGCCAGTTAGGTCATTTCGTTGTTCTAGTTGCATGTAGGTTTCACTTCTAGTATTGTTTCCATTTATATAAGAGTTAGCTGTTAGATTGGCTCCTACAAAAGTTACTGAAGTGGCAGTAGCTTGAAATTTTGTAGCTACGGCTACTGAGTTAACGTCTCCTGAAGTATCTGAGGTTTCATTTATTCCTACAATTGTGTAATCTATTGTCGATCCGTCATGAACTACTGATAATTCTACAACAGGGTCTGCGGTACCTGCATCTGTTGTGAAGTAAGCTTTTCCTGTTATTTCATACCATGTTCCTACTCTTAGGTTGTTAAATGTTAGGTCTGAAATTGTTCCATTACTTGTCTGATCTGCGCTTAATATTTTTGTTTGAATTAAGTTTTTTTCTGATCCTATAAGCGTTTGAGGAGTAGAAAACTTTTGAATGTGAATATAGTGAAAATTAGAGTTATTGCTTAATGTTGCAGATACGTTAGTTCGAAAAGTTAATGCTTCTCCTTTTACTAACGATATTGCTCCGTCAAATTTTTGATAAGTAGTGGAAGTGGCATCAAATCCTAATCGTAAGTTTTGCACTCCGTCAATATATGCGTCTACAGTGGCATTTTGATTTGATGTAAAGTAGACCATGCCTGATACTAGGTATTTTCCGGTTTCTGGAGCCGTGAAGGTAGTTCCGTTCCAGGCTGCTACGCTATCTTCTACCTCGGTAAAGTCGATGTTTGTTACGTTTGCAGTTATCGAAGTTCCGCCGTTACCTTGTCCTCGAACAGTTATCTCTCTACCTCCGAAATCTTCGCTAATTGTGCTGTTTGAGGACCACCCGGCAATGGGTACTAGAGCTTGAAAAGAGTAGGTGGTGCTTGAAAGTCCTAGTCCAAAAAAGGAGCTTCCGACATCGGTGTGGGCGCTGGTTTCATTCCCTACTGTAAGTCTTAGGGCATTATTTATTCCTACTAGAGAGCGTACTGCTCCTGATAAACTATTCGCAGTTCCTTTTACTGTTGCAATACCTACCGCTCCTCTGGCATCTCCAGAAGTAGAGGATATTTTGTTTGTATCTATTGTATATCCTGAAGGTAATTGAAATCTGTAGGATCCGGAGCCAGCTGTACCTGCGCTTGAGGTTACTAGAGTGTATTTGATTTCCATTGAATCGCCTACTCTTCTCCAAAAGGCTTCTTCTGATGTTATAGATCCTTTTGTGGGAGCAGTAGTATCGGCATCAATTACCATGCTGAAGGACTGCCAGTCGGTTACTACTGGACCTTTTGTAATGGACCTAGGTCCTACTACGACATTATCAAAATTTAGGTCATAGGCAGATGCATTAGTGCTTTGAATGTGAAAAATTAGCCGGTAGGAAGTACTATCGGTGGCTTGAAACTCCGATACAAAGTGTTTTGGTTGTGAGGAGGCGTCTATATCTTCTTTAGACATTCTAATTATGGCGCCGTTTGTAACGTCATAAATATAAACTCCCATATCTGCGTCGGCGAAGTTAGCAGATACGGTGTAATCAAAGGATACTCTTAAAATACTGTAGGTATCTGCACTGTCAATAGTAAAGTCGTAAGATACGCCTTCGCCTTGTCCATCGGCTGCACTTTTTGCTAGATCAAAGTCCGCTATTCCTCTTAGAGGGGAGGAGGTGTTTCTAGTAAAGGTTACTGTAGAAGGAGATCCTCCTGTACCGTCTACTGGAGTGCTGGAAGCGCCGTCGTCGTACGTGGACCATCCAGTTGTGGCTCCTTCTGCGTCGTTGTTGTCAATGTAATTTATTCCCCCAGAGGCGGATCCTGCTTCTTCCCAGATTCCGTTTTTATATACCCAAAGACCTTCTGCTCTAGCGGTTCCATCAGAATAGAAAAAATCGCCTTCTTCGGGATTCGATGGGTCTGAGGATTGAGGATTAAGTTTAAGTCTATTTACATTCGGTTGTTTTCCAATATATGCCATGTTTGTCTCCTATGTAGCCAAAGGCTATGTGGGCAGTGCCCATGTAGGTTACTATTTTAAAATACCCACCAATCTGTTCCATCACTAACAAAGGTTTTTGCCTCGTAGTTAGAGTCCATTACCCAATTGGCAGCTGTTCCGTCTATGTTTTCTGAGCCATTTCTGGCTACTGTTATGTTATTTCCGTTAGCGTCGCCTCCGGAGTCTTTTACTTTAACAAATCCATCTGCTGTCGGCGTAGGAAGTGTGATTTGCACTACTCCTCCGGTGCTATCTACAAGGTAGGTTTCGTTTAGCGTGGCATTTGTGTTTGTAGCTACGCTATTTACTGTAAAAGGTTGGACGTTAGATGGGGTTTGCCAAGATACTCCTTCTGTTGCTACAGAGTCTGCTGTAAGAACTTGACCGTCGGTTCCCACTCCTAATCTTCCAACGCCTCCCGCTGTTCTGACAAAGATGTCGCCTTTTGTTGTTAAGGTTCCGTTGTTAACTTTACCGTTTATCTGTGTTTGAATAGCCGAAGTAACGCCTGAAACATATCCTAATTCGGTGCTAGTTACGGCTGATACTGAAATTACTCCTGATCCATCAGATTGTAAAGCTCGGCTTGCGGTTAGTGCTGCTAACTTAGATAGTGATATAGCAGCGGCAGCGTCTATTTCAGTATTAGTTATGTTTGTTATAGTATTGTTAGAAGCGTTAATGGTTTTATTTGTTAGAGTCTGTGCGGAAGATAGGTCTGCAATTTCTACTTCTGAACCTAGGGCTCCGATTTTAAACTTAGAAGTTAGGGCATCTTCGTATACAAAAGAACCATTGGTTCCCGTTCGTTCTACCGTTAAGCCAGCTCCTTCTGAAGAGGCATCGTTTCCACCAACGTTTACGGTTATATTAGTGTCTTCTACGTCTAGCGTAGCCGTGTTTAATGTAGTTGTTGTTCCGTTGACTGTGAGGTCACCAGCGATGATCATGTTTCCTGAGTCGTCGATAGTAACGCTGGAGTTTTGAACTAACTTTCCTGTAGTTCCGTCGTATCTAACAATTGCTTCATCGGTAGAAGAAGCGGGACCTGTAACTTTATCGGCTACGTCAGCTACGTCATCAAACGTTCCTGAAAAAGGATTAAACTTAAAAGCCACGATTAACTCCTAGTTACGCTAGCTAGCCTATCGCTGCCGTCGTATGCTAAGGTTAATGTTGCTACAGTTGTTCCTCCAGACCCTCCAGTTTTGTATATTACAGTTTCGATTTCTCCGGTTCCGTTGCCCGCTGCAACATACGATAATTCTAGGTAATCATGCGTTTCAGGAACTAGGCTTCCGGCTAGTCTATCTTCTAAAAGTCCAATATCTGTTTCAATATTTGATAATGAAGCATTGCCTGTAGCTTGATTAGCTGCGGTAGCGGCTCCAGTCGGCAATGTGCTAGAAACTACTGTAACATTTCCAGTATCGACTGCGGTTACTTTACCATCTAGGGTTGATAACGTAGCTTCTGTTGCAGCCCCAGTTGGGAGTACGCTAGATACTACGTCTACGTCGCCGATATTATTTGTTCCTGCTGGAAGAGCTGCAGAGATAGTAACATTGTTCGTATCTACTGTAGTTACTTTAGAGTTTAGAGAGTTGAGAGTGGTTTCGGTAGCAAAGTCTTTGCCATCGATAGATGTTAGTAAAACATTGCCTGCTTCGATATCGGCTTCAATATCTTGAAGTTCTGAAATAATTGTATCTTGTTTAGCCTCGGTTGCAAGACCTGTTGTACTAATTGAGGTAGCGGGATAGCGAAATACAGCCATTTTATCCTCCTACTTGTTTAGCAGTTAAGACTGCGGTTAGAGTTGCAGAGCCAGAGGTAGCTGTATACCGTACTCTAATGTCTGTAAAATCTAGATTGTCCATAATTAGGAGGTGAGAGCCACTGTTGCCTGAAATGGATATAGTTGCCCCAAAATCTACTGTAAACCAGTCCTGGTCTGCTGAAGCTTTGTTAGCATCTTTTTGACGTGCTTCTACTGTTACTGTTCCTACTGGGGTGCCCCCGCCTGTCCACGCAAGTGAGATAGAGCACCGGTCTAGGTTGGTAACATTTGTTGCGCTAGATAATTGATTAGACGTGATGTCTACTGCATCTAGCATTATGTGTGATGGAATTACATTTTTTCGTGCCACAAAGCCTCCTGATGGGGGTTAAGTCCTTTTGGGACCAGGTCTCCATACTTATGTTAGAGTGTTTTATTCTAATATGTTGATTTCGCTAAAGGTCAAATAGGTAAATTACTGTAATTACTACTATTAGTGCTAACATATTACTCCCTGGTTGCTATTTTTTCTGTTTCTGACATGTTATCTTCTGCTAAACTTAACTCTTTTAGTCCTCCTACTGTCGGATTTACTGCTGCAGTTGTATTGTCTTTTCCATTTCCTGCTACAAATTGTCTTTGTAGGGCAGCTATGTTTTCCGGGATGAGGCTAATGTCGCTGGGAATGTCTAGTAATATTCCTAACTGTATTCTTTTTTTATAAGGAACGTCTTCTCCTTGTTTAGCTAATGCGTCCATAGTTTTTTCTTGTATTTGTTGATATAGTTGAGGATAGACTGCTTGTACTGCTTCTACCTTTTCCCTAGTTAGACTGTTTGTTTCTAGGTCTTTTAGTATACTTAGGGGCTCCTCTATCGCCTCTAAATATCTCTCGAATTTAGCTACTTCTAGGCTTGAGGGTACGTATTTAGGTTTTAATATGTCTAATGCTCCTCTATTTGAAACTTGTCTAGGTAGTTTTGACTGTAAAAAGTTAGATGCGGCTGTAGCTACCTGTTGAATATAAGCTGCAGTTTGTGGGGCAGCTTTAGAGAATCTTAAAGTATTTATTGTTATTCTTTCTAGCATCTTTTCAGGATTGCCAGAAAGTTCTTCTAGATTTGTGTACAAGTTTTGAATGGCTTCTTTTTTGTCTTTAGGTTTCTTTTTAAGATCTTTTTTTGCAAACGTAGACTTTGCAAGTATATTAAAAGAAGTAGGTTTAGCTGCGGCTCTCGTCTTTTCGGACATGAACTTGGCTATCGAGGATCCTATATTTTTTGATACCTTTTGATTAGCTTTTTCTACGGAGCTTAGTACTTGAAGTTTTCTTCGTAAATCAGATTCTAAGAACTTTTTAGCTCCTATTAAGGCTGCCCCTTTTGTAAGTACATTTCCTGCTCCCATTGCTCCGGCGGTTCCTAGAATAACGTCTGCAAATAGATAGTCTTTTAAGCTTCCAAAAGTTTGTTTTGCAGCCTCTCTGGCGGATTTTTTTTCTAAAAACTTAGTCATTTCTACGGCAGTTCCGTAGTCTAGATTGGCTTTTTTAAGAGCGGAGGATAGTTCTTTATTTATCGGGTCTAGATTGTCTGCTACGTTAAATAGTTCGTTTCTAAAGGACTTAGAAAGCTCTCTATTTATTTCATTTTCAAATGGGAGTGCTCCTCCGTATCCGTATTTAGAGTTTTTTTGAAATTCTGTTTTAAATCTTCTAAGATCTTTTGCTGTAATTCTGCCTTCTTGTTTTCCAAACTCTTGGAGCATGCGGACTTGACGATCTAGCAAGCTTTTGTTTCTTTTTGATGTGAGTGAGATGCTGTCAGACGGGATTAGCTCATCTAGTTGACGTACCATGCGTTGTGAAAATTCTTGTTTAGTTGGGAGCGCGGCTACATAATCTTCTGCTACGTCATCTATTTTAGAGACAATGTTGTCTATCTCTTCGCCTATGCTAGTAATTTGATCTTTTGACTTTGAGTATACTTCCTCTATTCCGTCAGTTACTTTTATCCCTGCACGCTTTTGAAGAAAATTGGCTCCGTTTTCGTATACTTCTGGACGAAGATTTTTTATTTTTCCTCTAGCTACTGGAGTACTTCCTGCGAGTGTCCACGCGGCTTCATTGGGATTGGAAAACTCTTTAATTTTTTTCTTTGCGTATCCTACTACCTTTCCTTTCTTTACTACCGGAACGAGTGCTCCTGCAGTTCCGATAGCTCCTCCTACAGCTCCTGCTAATATGGCTCCAGGTCCTAGGGTTGCAATTAGATTTTCTGCATTAAAGTCGGCTTCTCCTAAAGCATCCTCGCTAATAAGCTGACCTGTAGTATAGAAGGTAGACTCTACTGCGGCACCTGCTGCCTGGGGGACGGATTTTTCTAAGATTTTTTTAGCTAAAGACTTGGATGCGCCTTCTTTTAGTAACTTTGATACGCCTTTTGCTGCCAGATTTTCTGCTACTCGACCGGTTGCTCCAGCTGCTCTTATTCCGGCACCTGCTGCTCCGGTGATTCCACCGCTGAGTAGAGCAGAACCGGCTATAGCGCCTAGCTCTCCAGCTACTGAAGCTTCTGGGTTTCTATTTTTTAATTCTCGTAAAGTTTTTTCTTCTACTAGTCCACTTTTTGTCAAAGCTTGGTCTGATACTCCAAATGTTAAACCTCTTGCTGCACCGGCTGCTGCTGCTGTTAGAGGACTGTCTCCGTATTCTTGCTCGTTTAAAGCTTCTTCTGAGGCTAATGCGGCTTCTTCGTCTGTTAATATTCCGGAGTTTGGATTATTTTCATCTAAATCTGAGATAGGTTCTTCTAGTCCCTCTAGATTTAATTTGGAAATGTCTATGGATTTATCTTTTTCCGCCATTTTTCCGCCGCTATTCCGCCCACTTTCCTAGCTGTTTCAGAGCTCTTTCTGCACTTTGCTTGGATAGTTTTGGGTTATTTTGAATTAATTTTTGAATATTTCTTTCGTTAACACTGTCTGCACTTGAGGCTTGTAGTACTTTATCTCCTTGCATTATTGGAGGTCTGATTCCAGCATTCTTATACCGTTGATTAATTCTCCCTTGTAAGTTTTTCATTAGGGAGTTAATTTTTTTAACTTCAGTGTCCTTGAAGATCATTTTGTTAGGATTGCCGATAGTTTCTTTGATGATTTCTAGTTCTTTTTCTGTTAATGCGCCTGGACCTACGAGGGATAATCGTAATTGACCAATTAGTTGTTGCCTCTGTTGATCAATTAATGCTCTATCTCTTGGATCTAGCCTGGAGAACTCGCCTGATTTAGCCATAGTGGCTAGTTTGTCTAAATTATCAATGGCTGGCTGAGTCTCGTTTACAAATTTTCTAACATCGACAGCCGCTGTTTTATTGTCTGCCAGTTGAATACTTCCGTTGGGGAGCCTTACTATACGCTCTCGCTCGTCATCTGAGAGCATGCTTGGATCTATCTGTCCTGTGGCTTGTTGTCTAAGAATCGCTGCTCTTCGAATTTCTTGCAATTCTGCTTGCTGAAGCATTTGTCGGCGTTGTAGCCGTTGTTGTTCTAGCTGTTCTTTTAATAATAATCCTTTTTGCTGCATTTGCTCATTTTTAGATCGGGCTAGCATTTGATCGATTTTTAGTTGAGCTGCTTTAAAGGCATTGTTGGCTACTTGAAGCTTTTGTTTGTTGTTTAGTTTTTGAGACTCAATGTCTCTGTCAATGGCGCCTTGGATAATGTTTAGGGCATTGTTTTGTCCTCTGCCCATTCCTCCTAGGAATACTGCTATCCCTGCCAATATTTTTTCTCCAGTAGACTTATTCTTCCAAAATCGGTCTGGATCTATTTTTGATTGAGATAGTTCGGCTTGTTCTACTCTTTTAGCTGCTTCTAGTTGCTGTTGTTGAAGATCCTCTAGGTCTTCTTCTTGTACTTTTTGTTGAGCTGCTACCTGAGCATTTTGTGTCTTTATCTGCTCGGCTTCTCTTTCTACATCTGCTACAGATGGAGTGGTTTGCTCTTGTAGAGTTTCCATGTTTACCGGAATATTTTCTTTTACTGCCTGCTCTTCTGTAGTTTGTGCTTCCTGTAGTAAAGCTTCTTTTTCCGGATCTGTAGGTAGGGAGATTCCAAGCGCCTCTGCTCGGTTCTTTCTTTGGATGTATTCTCCAAGACTTTCTTGAGCGGCTGCCCTTTGATCTTCTTGTTTTTCTAGTTCTTTTTCTTGCTTTCTTTGGGCTTCTAGTTTTTCATTTTCTAATGCCTGTATAGCGGCTTCCTCAGCAATTCCTTCTGCATCTCTATTTCCTGGAATAGACTTTAATCTCTTTAAATTTTGTTTTTTAAGTTTTTCAAACTTCTTTTGTTCTTCTGTAGGCTCAAGAGCAGCTTGGGTTTCTAATTGAGCTTCTTCCGTAGACGGAAGTGGAACTTGCTGCTGCTGTCCTAAAACATCGTCGGCAATGTTTTTCGCCGGATTATTATTATTTTCTTCCGCCATATGTCCGTCCTATTTTTTCTTTTTTTCAAGTTTATTTAATCGTTCATTTAACAAAGCTTGTGCTGCTAATATGGCACCAAATCCTTTCCCGTAGTCTACTATTTTAGTTCCGGATTCATCTTCGTTTACCATGGATTTTCCAATTGGTCCTGCTTTTTCTAGATCTTGTGCCATTACGGATACGTGCTTTCCTTTTCCTGCAAAGGGGTGGTCTTTAAATTCGTCTTTATATTCGTACTCATAAGCAGTCAGCTTATCTAAAAATTCTTTTTTTAGTTTAGACTTGTCTTTTTTACTCATACTGTCGGAAAGCGCTGCTGCAAGACCTGCTAAAGAACTAGCATCTGGTCCAGAGCTTTTGTTGTCTTTTTTACCCTCTTCTACTTTTTTACTAGCTTGCTCTAAAAATTTACTCGGATCTATGCTGTTAGAAGAGCTTAATTCTTTTTTATCTTTTTTAGTTTCTTCACTAGATAGAGCCTTTGCCATAGATTTGCTGGAAGCTTTTTTTATTTTAGTCTTAGAATTTTTGTCAGAACGCATGAGGGCAATGGCAGATCCAAGACCTTGACCTGCTTGTCCGATCATCCCTTGTCTTCTCTCTGCTGCGCCTTCGAAACCGGATGCGGAAAGACCTTGAACGGCTAGATGTTGTTGGGTTTTTGCAGTTTCTAAATCTTGTTGTGCCTGTTGCCTTGCTTGTTGTATATTAAAGCCCATGTTCATGTACTGTGCAACGGCGTTGTTATATAGTTGAGTATCTGCTTGAGTTGCTTGAGCTAGCATTTGTTGAGCTTGTTGTTGTTCTTGTATTCTAGCCTGACCGGCTTCTTGAGCAATTTGTTGTCCTGAGGCAGCTTGTTGTTGAGCTAATTGTCGTGCTAATGCCGCTTGATTTCCCCCTCTGCGCTGTTGGGCAGCGGCTAGTTGCTGTGCGAGAGATCTGTCTTGGGCTGCTTTCATTTGAGCTTCTGCTAGTGATGGACCCTCGCCTCTAGATTGTTCTTCAAGTTGAGTAATTAGTCGAGATCTTTGTTCGGCGGCTTGTTTAGATCTGGATCTAGCTAGGGCTTCTTCTTTTCCTGCTCTCTTTGCTGCAGATTTTGCTCCTTCAATTTGGAAGGCTCCGCTTCTAATATTTCTTCCCGAGCCTTGAAATCGTCCAGTTCCGAGTGCTCCGGGACTTCCTCCGCCTCCTAAAAATGTTCCAGCTACTTTTTTAGCGGCTCCGGTAACCTTTTTTACTGCTGATCCCATTATTTGATCTCCTTAATAAAGTATATCATATTTTCCTCGCAATGACTAAGCTTAAATCCATATGCTAGTAGCACTTTTACACTTGCTGTTGCACCTTTGGCTTCGGTACATACTGATCCATATAATTTATTTAGTCCTCTTTCTTTCGCCATTAACGCTATTTTGTCCGCGTATTTACTGGCATGACCTTCTTTTCGTTTTTCCTTGACTACGAAAATTTCATCTATGTAGGCATGGTCATCTCCGAAGATACAGCTGGCGAATCCGTATTCGTCTTCTATTACAGCTGCTCCTTCTCTTTCTTCTCTATATTGGGCATAAAGAGATTTCATTTACTCTCCTAGTTGGTTCCGTAGTGTCTTCCTACGTCTAACTTATTTAATGTGTCTTTTAGTCCAACTTCGAATGCGATGTTAGATAGGGACAGTCCTTCTCCAACTTCCGAATCCTGAATTTCTTGGATTTGTATTTTTATAGCTTGACACTTTTGCCTCTTAAAGTCAATTCTAAATTGGTATAAATTTCCGTCTCCTCCAAATGGAGATCCTGAACCATAGGGGCTGTTTTCGCCATATTTAGTGTCATCTGTAAAATCTGCTGTATTTATAATATATTCATCTACAAAGGCTTCTTTAAAGTCGTAGGCTACTCTTATTCTTAACTTATGCGGACTTTTATACTCTCCGAGTCCTAGCATTTTATAAACTCTCTGGAAGCCTTGGACTCCTGCTAGAGATATCCAACTGGTCTCTACTAGTAGATTTACAGCGGATCCGTTATCGTCAAACCTAGAGGTATTTTCTTTATACAGAATGCCATCGGGGCGCAGGTAATAATATTCTGAGTCTATTATTGTTGCAGATAGAGCTCTAAAGTTTGAAAAGGTTGCCCATTGTTGGGTGTAATAATTAAATACTAAACAATTATTGTTTCTTGTTGTGAATCGTACTTGGTTATCGTCAGGGATTACTATAGCGGAGGTCACTTCTTCGTCGTTAAATTCTTCTACGTTTGAGCCTAAGTAAGTGAGACCTAGCCCTCTTGATAGCAAATAAATTCCTTTCTTTGATTTGAACATGATGCCGTCAGGGGTCAGTACCGTACTGTTTGGATCTACGCACCCTATTTCAGAACTTATGAGCTGAGGAATAATAAAAGTGTCTTGTTGTCCTAAATTATTGGGACCGTCTCCTGATAGGTAGAAACATGCGTCATCTTTAAAGACCACTAGCTTGTCGTCCATTTTTTTGAGTGCGGTTATTCCTCCGCCTACTGAGTCTACTCTGATTGTTAGAATATCGCTAAATTCTACGGGCGCTCCCGAGAATCTTATCTTGGAATACTGCAACTTATTGGCGTCTTCTAGCCCTGCAAGAAAGATTCGGTCTTGAAATCCTTCAATAATGCTTGAGGACTCTGCAGCAATGTTATCTAATAATCCTCCAGTAGTATAGAGGATTTCATTGGAGATTAGACTTGTATCCGATATTGTTACTTCTATGTCTTGAGTATCTACGGAGCTATCGTTATACGTGGGCGAGGTTGTGCTTGTTATTTTGTAAAATACTGTTCCTGCGGCTTCTGTTCCGTATAGTTCAATAATAACATCTGATTTTTGAGACAGTCGTAGTGTTGGAACAGTGATCGTGGCTTTTTGAGTAGCTGTTCCTGCTGAGAACACTGCGGTCTCTGCTACTGAAGGAGCTGATCGATGGATGTTCCCTTTATTATCGGTCCATGCGTATACCGCAACGTATTGTCGCTGTCCGTCAGATATATTTCCTCCTGTTGAAGCTGAAGATGAGGATAGGTCTTCTGGAAATACGTGAAATCCATGTTCTACTACTTGAAGTCCGTCGTACATTTTTAAAATCCCACCAGAGATTAGTAAATTATCTCCTAGTTGAGTATTTTGGTACGGTCGACTTAGTTCAAAATTTAGATCTGTAGAATTTACTCCTAAGAGAGAGTAAAATTCTTCCTCTTCTACGGTGTTAGTTCCTTTTATTTGACTTGCTAATAGGAAGGAAGTTGAGGACTTTGCGGGAGTTTTTGGTAGTCCATTATCTGTTATGTGTCCCCCTCCTAGATTTGGACTTATTTTGGATAAGATGTCCGTATTTTCGTCTAAAAGGAAGTATCCATTTTGCAATGTACTGGTGTGGACTGCAATTACATAGGCTGTATTATCGTATGTAAATGCTTTTGATGCTAGACCTACACTTCTTTTCACTTCGGACGCAGTGCCTGTAGTTCCTGCAACGTCAATAGTATTTTTTCTTACAAGATGGTCTTTGTCTGAAGCTGCTGAAACTTGGTAAAATACTGTATAATTTCCCGCTGAAGTTTCTGTGGGAGTAATGTTAATTACGTTTGCAATAGTTTCTAAGGAAGTAGCTGCCAAAACTGTTGCTGCTAATGTGAATGTTCTTATTAGGAATTTAGCGTCGGTTCCGTCTGAATAAGATACTACAACTCTTTTGGAGCTGTCTAGGTATACTGTTAGAGCATCGGTTGGCGATTCTCCGGTAATAGTGACTGCTGAGGTAGTCGTTCCGTCTTCTAGTAATGCTAGTAATTTTAATGTTCCGCCTGAGGTAGAGGAGTTATAGCCTATTACTACTTTAAGATCGGAGCCGTCTACGTCATATTTTTTGTTTGTTCCGTCTAGGTCTGAAAGAACTGTTTGTTCTGCTTCTATTGTAGTTGGAAATAAGGTGTTTATTTTTCTATATTTAATATCTGTGCCGTCTACGAAGAATATAAATACATCGTTTAGGATATTTGAAACTTTTGGTAAGGAGCCTGCTGCTGAGATTAGTTCGTTAGATAGGAGCATGTGTCCGTTGACGGAGTCCCTGATAGATACTCTAACTCCAGTTGAGTCTTCGTAGGTGTAAACTTCCAGTCCTTCTACATACAAGCAGTCTAAGTTTGACTGTTCTCTATCATTACGTAGAATTTTTCTGGATGTGGGATATACTGAAAATACTTTTCCTTTATTAGTCCAGGCATTTACTGACTCGGAGTATGTGTGAAAAGCGTCGTCTGTGAATAATCCTAGCTCGTTGTTGTAGTTGGTTAAGAATTCTGCGCCTGATATGCTGCTTCCTTCTAAGGTTTTTATATCTACACTTTCGAAGCCGGTTCTCTTAAGAAGTTGTCTGGGAGAGTCGAATACTGCGTTTTCTAGGCGCTCTATGCTTCCTACTTCTTCCTGTTTACCATCTGTTTTGGTGTCTATGCCTCTGACAAACGGTACAGATAATTTTGATTTAACTAAAGCCACGATGTGTCCTTAAGATATGTACCATGCGGAGTTTCCATCTCCGATTATGGTCCATGATCCGTAGTCTGAGTCTAGAACTTGGGAGCTTCCTCCGTCTACAGTATCTGATCCTTGGGTAACTACGGTAATATTGTTTGAATTTGCCTGCCCGTCTTTGTCTTTTACTATATAAATTCGTCCCGCTGAGACTCCGCTGGCTAGTGGTAGAGTAATTTGTCTAGAGGCGGTAGTGTCTATTGTCATATATACAAAAGTATCTGCTGGAGCGATTATCAGATCTGCTGATACGTCTTGGAGCTCAAATATTTGGGCATTGCCTGGAGAAGAAACGATTGAGCCGCCGCTTGTTAGCTGTATCGCGGTTCCAGATCCATTAGTGAAGTATAGGTTGCCGTTAAATACGGAAACTCCTCTGGCATACGTAGCTCCGGTTGGAGAGGATGTTCTGTTTACGAATGTGACTGCTTCTAGGGTGGTGGCTTGATTTGAGTTAAAACTTAGGCTAGCATCTATATTTAGCCCGGCTGTTGGGATTTGTTTACCCTTGCCTGAGGTGTGGTCGTGTGCATCAATTGTTTCAAATGCTGTTACAATGTCCGATGCCCATGTTGGACCTAGCCGGACTGTTGGGACGGGTAGGGTTAGGTTTATGAAAGTAGTGGTAGTAGTTTCTGCCATGTTATATCCTTAAAAAATCCATAAATCTACGGTTATTGCGTGTGATGCTACTAGGGCTAGTGTGGTAGTCGGATTTTGGTTGCTGTTTTGAACATCCCAAATTCTGGCGTCCGCGGGTTTTCTTACTACTATCCATCCTAATGGCTTTCTTCCTAGTTTATGCTGCACTAGAGTCACTGTTGTGGGGTCTAGGCAGGCATCTTTTATTAATACTCCGTCGACTATGGGCGAGTTTATTATCGGATTTATTGCTTGCTCGACGTTCTTTTGTACTTGATTTAGATCATTGTCTTTGGTCAAGATTTTTTTGAATCTAGCCAGATATCCCATCGTTAGCTTCTAGTTCTGCCATAGAAGAAATCGGAATTTTCTATGTAAATATCTCTAATAGATTCTGAATTTCCTGCGTCTCTATTTTTTGAAGCTTCTTCGATCCGGGTTTTAAGAAAGAGAATTTCGTTATCTAAGGCAGAGGTGTTGCTTTCTTCTTTTAACATGGCTCGGCGAGCAGCAGAGGCTACTACGTAGTCACTGTAGCCGTTAATGTCATCAAAAGTATCGGCGTCTAAAGTCAGTTTCGTAAAGTTCGGAATGTACCATAGGCGTACCGATATTGCTGAATCTGGGGCTGGAGAGAATTTTAATGTTGAGCCTATAATGTTATAGCGAACATTTGTAATTCCTACGTAGTCCCAGACTCCAAAATTTTGAAACCGGTTTCTTTCGTTAAAGTTGAAGCGGTGTAGGGTAAAGTAGTCGTCTCCATTTAGCTGAGCGTCTACCCCCCTCATTTTGTAAAAATTTCCTGCCGGAATTATTGTAGATAGATCGTATGAATCTGTTCCGCCGGTGGTGGTGAAGGTTACGCTTGTTGTGTAGTAATCTTCGCCATAGGATTGGATTAGAATATCATGGAGCTCTTGAAGAGCTGAATTTACGTAATAGTTAAATTCGTCGTCATCGACAAAATTACTATTTTCCATATCTGCTCGCTGTCTCGCTCTTAAACGTAATTCGGATAGTGTCATTGAAGCCACGAGCACTCCTTATTTATGTGTTAAATTTTTAGTCTTGTTCGTGCAAGCACATTTCAATAAATGATTTTAGTGCCACTTTCAGTGCTTTAGGATCTTTTGCTTCAAAGGCACGAACCATTTCTTCTGAAGCGCTGTCTAGACCCATGGAGTATTCTTGCTCGGCTCCGTCTTTCATTGGCTTTTCTTCTAGTCTTTCTGAGATATTTTCATTATCTTCTTTCATTTTATCGTAGGAGGATCCGCCGCTCATTTTTTTAAGGATGAGTGCGACCATTCCTTTTTTTCTACCCTCGTCTTTCATCAACATGCTGGGTATCTCCTTTATTAAAAAGCCCCGTCCGAAGACAGGGCTTTAAAATTATCTAGCTACGCTAGTGTTTTTAAGAGCAACTTTGATTAGTAGAGTTGATCCGTTTGAAGGATCGGTTTCTACTGCAGCAGCTTTACACTGAAACTGAATAGTTTTAGCACTAGCTACGCTTTCTGACTCGATTTGAAAAGTCAAGTCTTCTGCTGAAGCGGCTAGTTGCATAACGCTAAAGTCTACTAGTGAGTTATAAGCGTCGTCTAAGGTTAGGATGTAAACTCCTGCGCTGTCTCTGGTGATGCTAGCTACGCCAACGCTGATGTCTGAATCAAGAGTTGGGGCACCTGAGGCGCCGATTGCTACTTTAGCGTGAAGGTGTTTTACTTCCCTTGTTAGGGCTTGCATTCTTTGAAATCTACGGTTTGCGATAAAAGTCTCCTTTGTTAATCTCGGCGCTTTCGTCCTTTGAGATTTTGTAGTTTATGAACTTAAATTTTTTACCTTTATAGGAATTTCTCTGACCTGCAGCTACTCTTCCTATTGTTCCTCTTCCAGCGTTGTAAAAATCTTCTGCTTCTATTACTGAAAAAAAGCAAATCTGATCGTCAATACATTCTATTTTTTTCTTTTGTATCTCTGATATCTTTTTTCTTGTAGAAGCTGCTAATCTTGAATTTTTCCCCCCTGGTTGAATATTGTACCTGGGGTTGTATTTTTTGATTAGCTCGATTTCTAAACTATTTAACTCTTCTTGAGTACTTGCTGTCTTAAGAACTCTCCAAGTAAAGGCGCTTTTACCGTATTTTGCTATAGATCTTATTAATGGCATGTTTGAATCTTTTTTATTCTTTGCCATATTAAAATGCTTGTAAATTCGGTCTTCTATTTTTAAAATAGTTTGCCCTATGTATACTAGCTTAAAATCTTTATAAAATCCGTAAATGGTCACCTTATCTCCTTTTGGTCAATTTAGTCTCTGGAGGTTACCCGGAGCAAAATATAGAGCGGGAGGTGAGCCCCGCTCTACGTTACGTTAATTACTAGAGGCTAATACGAGCATTAAATCCCGGAGCCCGTGACCCTAGTTGCGCATAATAGCCCACGCGTACTTCAACAGCGTCAGCGTTAGACTCTCTCAACATTTTCAATCCGTCAGAATCGAGGATTTTAGGAGCCTTACCTAGAGAGTAAAGTTTCCAGTGTTGAAGAGAAAGCATAAAGGCAACGTCTTGAGGACAGTTTTGATCAGGGATAACCTTGATAGGACCACGAGGACCGTGGATCAAGATACCTCTAAAGCCAATTTCAGCGCTAACGTGAGAGTCAACGTATTGAACTTTTGATCCAAGAGCCTTTTCAAGTTCAGAGAACTTAGAGTAGCTCATGAAGCAATGATCGGGGCGTCCGCCTTCTCTAGCTACGCGAGCAGCGGCTTCGATAAGAGCTTCTTCAATAGGAAGAGCTGAACCGTCGAAACGGATACCGGCAAGACGAGTAGCGTCAGCAGAGCGGTCAACTCCAAAAAAGCTGTCACCAGAAGTAGGAGCTGAGGCAGGAAGCCAGGCGCTTAGACCTTTAATTTTAAGATCGTAGTCACCTTGTACGAAAACATAGTCATTAGCAGCTGCACCGGAACCGCCGTCGATAGCTGTAAGAGCGTCGACAGATACGACACCGCTGTCTCTGTTTACACCAGTAATAGTTACATTACCAGACTTAACAGAACCGCCGCCGTCAGCAGTTGAGAAAACTAGCTCCATACCAACTTCAAAGTTAGTAACGTCTTCAACGTTAACTAATTGAAAAGAAGTACCGGTAGAAGAAGCGGAAACTTGTCCGATTGAGCCAGAACCACTACCGTAAAGAGAAATAGCAAGTGAACGAGTAGCGGACTCGATGGCACCGTCGATTTCAGTAGTAGCGGCTTCCATGAAAGCATTTGAGTTACCTTTTGAAGCTTCGATAGTTTCGTTATCAATAGAAGCCAAAGAGTAGTCTTTGTTTCTGGTCAAAAGGAAAGCTTTAAATTGAGTGTTAGTCTTGTTAGATTGAGCTGTACTAAAAGTAGCAGATCTACCTTGGGGAATTCCATATTTGATAGGAAGTTTAAGGTTTTCGCCGCCGAATTGTTCGTACTTAGGGACCATGGCTAGAAGAGGGTTATCTCTGTAAACCATGTTCTCTACTCGGTCAGTTGTGTAGTGTTGCTTAAGGGCAGCACTAAAGGATGTTAAGTCAAGAGCCATTGTGATTCTCCGTAATAAAGTTGAAAGTTAAAGTTTAAAATACAGTAGTTTTCTTAGTCGCCCCACCTAATAAGCGATGCCGCTTTTAGTTTGGACTCGTCATCTGATAACTTTCGTTCTGCTTTTGGTGACGCGGTAGCAGCGTGCGCGTTCGACAATGTTGGTTGCGATTGTCTTTGTTCCGATACTGGCTCTTCTTTTGGTTGTAGTAGGCTTCCTAGCTTTTTACTTGACTTCAATACCTTTTGAAGTTCTTCTTGTAAATAGGCTTCGACTTGATCGGCTGCTTCTTTTTTGTCAAGAATTCGACCACTGCTGTTATAATGTTCCTCGATGACATCGTATACAAGTTCTATGGCATCATTGGCTCTGATGAGTTCATAATCATCTCCGCCTTCTGATACGAAGTCTGTGAGTTCATTCATAAAGTTGTTAATTACTTGATTATATTTTTCTTCTTCTCTTGATTGTTTATCCGTTTCAATCTCTTCTCGAAGTTTTTTAAGTTCGTCTTCGTACTTATTCTCAAGTTCTTCTCTCATAATTTGCATCTGAATGTCTGTGGGAAGATTCCCGTCTTCTAGTTGCATTTGAGTTAACTTGTTGTAATCCCACCCATATTTTTCAAGAGCTTTTAGAGGATTTTTTCTAAGAAGGCGATCAATAGGCTCTTCTTCGGGCTCTTTTGGCTGAGATTGTTCTTCAAGTGCCTTAAATTTAGCTTCAAGGTCTTGATATCTTTGTTCCATTTCTGCTTCTCGTGCTCTAAGTGCTTTTTCTTTTCTACTTAGGGCTGCAAATTTAGAAGCAAACTCGTCGTTTTTTTCTACTTCTTGCTGAGGCTCTTCAAGTTGTTGATTTTCCTCGGCATTTTGACCTTCTTCAACTGCTTTTTCGTTCATTGCAGTTTCTAAGGCTTCGTTTGATACAGTATTTTCTGACGCTGCTCCGTCATTTGATGAAAACTGGTCCATTCATTTCTCCTATGTTATTACTCGTATGGAAACTAGGTTTCCGAACGTTATACGTCCAATTATGTTTACGCGTTTTCTATACCTTCTGGCAGCTCTTCTTGTGGAAGTACTTTCTGTGGCATAACTTCTGCTGGTGTTGGTGCAGTTGTTTCTGGCATAGGTGCGTTTGGTGCAATTTCTGGCATTTGTGGCTGCTGAGATCTTAGTATCAGATCGTTCGCATCTTCAATCCAACGTCTTAGAAGTTCTAATGATTCTTCTGGAGCGCTCATTGTCTTGTATTTTAAATATGCTTGTTGGCACATTTCTATTCCTAATTTAAGATTTTGGTATGGTTCAGGAGTCTCATACTCTTGCTTGTCTACCATTCGTTCAATCATGCGTTGAATGTCGTCGTACGCTGCGTTTATAAGGTTATATGCGGAGTCTAGATCTGGGAAGTCTAATAGCTTTAGCCCCTGTTCTTTTGAGATAAATCCTGCCTGAAGAAGTTCTTGGATCTCTGCTAGTCGTCCTGCTGGTGAGCTTGATAGAGCTGATGTTGGGAAGACCTGCATCATGTACTGGTCTTCGGATAAATCAACGTCTTTCCATTTAATTGTTTCTAGAAATTTTCCGCCTTTGACTTTGGTGGAAAGTTCTTTATTATTTTCGTATAGATCTCTGGCTAAGTCAACTATTATTTCTGCAGCATCTACGAAGGCTTCTTCATATCTCTGTCCGATACTCATAAAACGTTCGCTTTCAATATCGTTAAACTCTCTAAGAGCTTTACCACTTTCTAAGCCTCCTGGCTTTTTTGATTGTGCTGATAGTTGGGAAATTCCTGCTACCTCGTACGCTCTTTGGTACAATCGATCTAGGTGCATGAATAGGTCTTGGGGCACTGCGGATACCGATTCGTAGGAGGGCTTCTGCCCGGCGTATTTGATAATTCCTCCAATTTTATTATTTAGGTGAGCACTAACTACTTTTGATCCTGCTTCTACAAATACTTTGGGAACACTGGTCAGGTGCATAGATACTTGAATTGTTCTTAAAATCTTATTTATTTCTAATTGAATCCCTTGCAGTTGTTCGGGAAGTCCTTGTCCAAAAAATCCAATAGGTTTAGTATTCCATCTAAAAAATACAAAGGGAAAATATTTTTTATTCCAAGGTTCCGCGAATAAAGTCCTATTTGGAATAGAGATGGTGTGCATGCCGTCATGTTTTTTATTTACGTTGCCGCTGGGTAGGTGCCAAGATTCTACTACCATGATCATCTGCTTATCTCGGGTTCCTCTGGATTGGCTGTATACAGATTCTGCGTCTACGGAGGCGTCAATTTCGGCGTCGTGTCCCGGGAACATCTCTTTGAGTACGTCTTTATGAATGTACTTAACTTGGTGCATTTGCCGGGGCTTGGCATAGAAGGCTTCTGTATCGTCTACTTTGATTTCGTCTATAAGAACTCGCTCTGCTTTGATTTGACCATTAGATTCGAAAATCTTGATGGCTCCCGTGCCAAAGATGCAGGCGTCTGTAAATGCGGTTCTGGCTTGCGCATAAAAGTCTGAACTGTAAAATACTCCCTCAACAAATTTTGTTAGGTTTTGTGCTTTTCTCTGTAGTGTAAACTCGGCTCCGTCTGTAAGAAAGGTGGGACGAGGTTTATTTTTGCCAATTTTTGAAACTACTGTGTCTACCATGGATTGGATGATATTTAATGTTACGCGGTGGCTTACGTGGTTGCTGGTTTCTACTCTAGTGTAGCTGTAGCTGTCGAGTCCATTTAACTCATAATTTCCGTATAGCCGAGCATGTCTCAAATTATCTGCCGATTTATAGGACTGATTTTTTTCTAGGTAGCCAATGTAGGCGAATACGTCTTTGTGAAGATCTGTTTTAGAGTTCTTCCACCAGTGCATTCCATTATTTTGTATTGTAGATTCGAAGGAGTCGTAAGATATTGACATATTTTAGTTCCTAATTTTTAGCGCTCCAAAAAAGTAACTCGTCTAGTTCTTCTGAGTCTTCTTCTTCGGTGTCTGCTAATGTTTCAGTATTTTCTAATTTTGTTTTTTGAGCTTGTATAGCTTGTTCTGATATGATTTGGTCTTCTACGAATGCTAATTCAGACAATTCTATCGATATGTCTTTGAAATTAAACGATTTTACCTTGGTAGACTTGCACCATATTATGAAATCCTTTAATTCCTCTGTATTTTTAAACATGTAGCTCTCCAGTAATGTTTCTGCGTTTTCTTTGTATATTATATTACAAGTAATATTATTGATCAAGTTACCAGTCGAAGTCATCGAAGCTGGCAAAATCTTTTTCTAGTTCTTGTTCAAAAGCAAAGCCGTCCGGATCTTCTTTCATTCGCTCCATGTCTTCAGCTTCTTTTGCCTCTAGTTTTTCCATATACTCGTCGGTATTTGCCTTCGGCTCGATTTCAGGACGTTCTGAGATGTAGTGTTTACATTCCCTCCAGCTGTACAAAACTGCGTCATTGATATCGGAGTGGTAGGTATCTGAAATCTTTGGTCTATCTGGATTTCTGATCATGGAGTCTTTGTCCCAGGTGACTAGCATGCAGTCTTCGGCAAAGAGGCTTCCGGTGGGAGCTAATAGTTTTCCAGTTCGTAGATCATCATTTAGTAATTCAATAAATTCTATTTTTCGGTGCTTTTCGGCGGCTTCCATGTGCAGTCCGTGACGCTGTCTAATTTCTTCTTGTATTTTTTTCCCTAAGGCTCCGGCGTCCATTACAATTTTTACTGGCTCATATTCGGCTTTCATTCTTTTTACAACTTTTACAAGCTCTGTAATATTTTGTTTATTTTTGACGTATTCGTCTACTATATATACTTTCTTATCCCAGGAGTTATATCCTAATACGGCTACAGCATCACTGTCGTTGTACCCTACATCGACTCCCATAATGTAGGTCCACGTGCCTTCTTTAGGCAGTTGTTTATAGACATTTTTCTTTTTATTAAATTTAAATACTAGAATGTCCGTGTCTTCAACCCATTTGCCGTAGGTTTCTCGAATATATGAAGGATCGTTTTTATCGATTCCCCGCATTACTCGCTCTTCTGCCAGCGTCTCCTCTAGGTCCATTCCTCTCTCTGGATCGTGCATGTGTGGATTATCAAAGGCAGTCCAGTGGTGGTTGTCCCAGTTAGGGGAGGTAGAGTATTCGTGGAAGGTTCCTGCCATTACTGGACCCGGAGTTCCTGTTAGATACAGTTCTCCTTTTAGGTCTCGCAAGGCGGGGATGATGACGTCATTTATAAGTTCTTTTATGTAGGTTCGAAAGGATTGGGCTTCGTCGATGTAGCATTTTCTTATTTTCCAGCCTCTGTACTTTTCAATCTCCATTCGGTCTTTTGCACCGGATATATAAATTTTGGATTTGTTAGGAAAGGTAATTATGAGCCTAGAATTGTCTGTTTTACACTCTATTTTGTACTCGTCGATCATCCTGATTAGATCGGACCAAATAATGGCTCTAGCTGCTTGTTGAGTAATTGTTATGTATAGGAGGTTTACCGCTTCCTCTGACATGGCGGTGTCTAGCATGTCTGCTACGATTCCCAGAGTCTTGCCCGCCCTTCTTGAACAAACTGCTGTTTTAAACCTTTTATTAGAGGATCGAAAGAATTTTTGTTGCGCCGAAAATGTGAAGTCATCAAAGGAAAAAGCAGGAAGTTCTTGCCGTTCCTGCCTTTTCTTAAGCTCTTCTATAATAGCTAGTCTATTTGGTACGCTATCTTTTTTTGCCATTATCTAGGTTTTTTAATCTCTGCTGCTCTAGTTTTGCTGAGTTTTTCTTTTTCTTCTTTCCTCTGAGCCTCTCTCTTTTTTTGAAGTTTTGAGTCTAGGGAGATCACAGAAATATTAGTAAGCGGTACTAAGATTCTATCGCTGTCGTTGCTAATTTCGATTACGGATAGTTCCTTTAGGATATTAATCTCTACTGGTCTTCTTCCGTTGATTTCGCTAGTAGAAAAAAAAGTTTCTACTCTTTTGTCAAAGTGTACGGCTTGGTATGTGCGCACACTTTTTACTGTTAGGTCATTAGACATAGGTTCTCCTGGGTTACTTTGGCGATTTACTTTGCCGGTTATTATCTTATTGGGTATGGGTAAAGCGGGCATCCGGACATGCTTACTGTCGCAGACCCGAATAATGTTCTTATTTGAGACTTTATTTTTTTCTTTATAAGATCTTTAGAGCATTCAATGTTTACTACTCTGTCAGCCATTCCCTCTTCTACGGCACTTTTTCCGAACGCCCAATACTCGTCTTTTACTCTTTTTTGGTACTCTTCGATGCTTAGATCCATTCGGTTTGCGTTTCTTTTTTCCATAAATAGGATTACGCTTTTAATATATTTTAGTTGGGACTCGAGCTCTCCGGTACCGATTTGTCCTGATACTCCTCCTCGTGCTCGGTGTGCCATCATGGTTCCATTTTCTGCGACTAGCCGTTCGCCGGGAAGGGCTTGTGCGATGGCGTGAGCCATGGATGCGGCAAAGATGGAGATTGTTTTAACGTTCTTAAACATTTTAACAGCCTGAATAAATTGTTCCCCCGCGAATATTGATCCTCCTGGAGAATCTAGTACTAGGTAAATAGTTTCGTTTTCATCTACTCTTTTATTTACTAGGATAGTCAACTTTTCTAAGGCATTGGCTACAGATCCAGAATCTACTGCGCCTCTAAAGATAAATGTATTCTCTGGAGTTAAATATACTGTCTCTCTTTTTTGTGCTGACGTGGCTGCCGTGATTGCGGTTGCTGCTAGTAGTAGTCCTAGTAGTAATTTACTCATTTTTGTCTCCTTCTTCCTTTTGTTCTTGCTCTTGTTTTTCCTCATATAGGTGTTTGGCAAGATCTTGCATTTCTTTTAGTTTTACAGATTGTACCCATAACAATCCTATTAGATTCTTTTTAGATAAGCATTTCATCTTTTTTTTAAACTCAAAGAATGCTTCGTCGAATTCTTTTACATATTGCTTTTGGTTTTCTGTTAGTTGCACTTTATTTTCCATATTTGCTCCTGGTGTCTTTTATCTTATACGTTAATATTATGCTTAGGAATCCTAGGTTTGCCAAGTAATTGAATATTAATGGGAGATCTTTTTTTGGGAGAACATATAGCAGCGTGAGCGCTTCCCCCAGGGTCCATAGTAAAATGAGCCCCCATGATATTCCCTTTGCATTTTTTTCTTTCCAGCATTTATAAGCTTGTGGCGCTCCACATATTGCAAAGCATGCGGCTCCGAGCCATCCTACGATTTCTAAACTATTACTCACCTTTTATTTCTTTTACTGGAGGTTCGTAGAACTTAGAATCTTGAAACTTCGCTAGCTCTTCCAGTACCTCGAACTGAACTCGCCTGAGGGCGAGTAGCGTATTACTGGTTCTACATTTTTTTATTCCGTTTTCGTTTACTGAGTGGTCATTGATTATTTTTTGAGATTCTTCGAATATGCTTTTAATCAGTACAGAATATTGAAGATGTAGTTTATAAACTAGTTCGTTAGCTTTAGATAACTTCATCTACTATTCCGTGTTCTATGCATTCGTCTGCTGTTAGGTAAAAATTCTTTTTTCGGCAGATATCTCGCCAGTATTCTTTGTCGTGAGTAGAGAACTCTTCCATCCAGGTTGCCCACATATTTTCTTCTCTTTCCATTTGTTCTATTTCTTCTTTAACATCGCTGTGAGTTCCCCCTATGATGTAGGAGGCTTCATGATGCATAGCCCAAGCATATCTAGATATCCTTCTTTTGTCTCCTCCTGAGAGAAGTAGTACTGCTGCTGACATTATATGTCCGTATCCTTCCGTTATAATTTGACATTTAGATTTTTTCATCCGCCCTACCATTGCTAGAGCTTCGTATACGCTTCCTCCTGGACTATTTATTCTAATCGTGATTGCTGCTTTAGATTTTCTTTCCATTTCATTTAGCGCAGCATCTAGATAGTCAAAATCTCCTTGATCTATTACTCCAGTAACTTGTATAACTCTATCTCTGAGATTGATGCCCTTTTCGAAGCAGTATTCTAATCTCAGAACTTCTTTCTCAAAGTCTTTATTCTTTTCGCTCATCTGCTTCCTCTTTTTGTTCAGAATTATAGTCATCTACATTTAAAATAAGGTAGGGGTGGTATACGCTATTATACTTAGCTGCTAACCTCTCACTAATTCTGGTTGAGTGACTGTGTACGGATGCCGTCGCAGGATCATGCTGGAAGGCATTTAGCAAGACCTTGCCTACGCCTAGATTTCTGAAGCTGTGTTTAACATAGATATAGTGGATGGCAAAGATTCCGTCTACTTTTCCTGCGCAAATATAGCCGTAAACTTGGGAGGCGTCTTTCTCGTTGCATGCGATGATGACATCGTTTGTCTTAAGTAGCCTTTCTAGGACCTTGTGGTGTTCAGTAAAATAAATAGTGCTTGTAATTTCTCTGGCGAAGCGAGAGTGTCGATATGACTTTAGCCATGAGTTGAAGATAAACGGGATGTCCTCTTCGGTTGCCCTCCGTAGGCGGATTGGTAACTTATTGTTGCTCATTTGAACTTTTCTCCTGTGTTGATCTTCTTCGGATCATCTTATCAATAATTTTTATTTATCTTTATCTAAGCTTTCTGTAGCTTGTGACTCTACATTCAGCATTAGTGGGTGTGCGTGGTTTAGTGCTGCCGCTAGGTCTTCTAAATTTTTTATAAGCTTCTCTAGCTCTTTTTGCTTTAGGTAGGCGTCCCCTAGCTGTTGGCAAACTTTTTGATATTCTCTAGTTAGTATTTCTTGGGTCTTGTTCACTCAAATCTCCTAATTTACAGTATATTTTTTTTTATCCAGTTTAGCAAGCTTAATGTTCCTAGTGAAATGCCTGCTCCTATTATTACTTGTTCTAACATTTTTAAATAAAATTTGTTTATCTGTTGTTCTTTAACTTTGGCTTTAGCCTTGGCTCGTGGGCTGGGCGTCTTAGAAACATGCGGTTTAAGCCTCTTATTACGCCGTCTCACTCGTCCTCCGAGGTTTCTGGGGTCTGGGTAAGGCGTTGGCGCTGGAGGCTTCTCTCGGCTAATTTAAGGAGCTCCTCGTCGCTGAGGTTGGATAGGTCTTCTAGCTGGGCGGTTTCGCGCTCCTCTTTGCTGAGCTTTACGAGCGTGTCGAGATATCCCTGGACGGCTCGGGCTTCTTTTAGATCCAGGGTTATGCCTTTTTTGACCTTGTGCCGGTATTGCGCTAGCTCGGCTCCGATTATGGCTTTGGCGTCCGTGAGGAGAGCATCCAAAGTGGGTACGACGGTGACGTCGCTTTGCGAGACTTGGTTGGTCTTTTTGGGGAGCACGATTCTGCGCTTGGGTTTGGCGGGGTCTGTCATGATAGGAGTCCTTGGTGTACTAGCCCTAAATAAAATTTATTTAATGCTTGGGTGGCGGCTGTGTCGCTAATTTGGGCTTGTGGAGTCCCGCGCAGAGCATAGGGGGGGAGGGCTGAGTTCTTAGTTTGGGATTTGGCGCCTTTTATGGACTTGGTGGGTCGAAGAGAGCTGGTGGCAGCAGAGGGGGCAGATGACTGTGCGGGGGAAGAACAGAAAGAGGCGCAAAAGGATTGTTTGGGACTAGTATATATATAGTATTTACTGGGGGGGTGACCGGGTTTTTTAAATCTAGGATTTTTCACGCTATGGCTCCCACCGGCTTGTTCATCTGCATAAGTTCTTCGGTAGTCAGCTCGTAGTCTTCGGCAGTCATGGTAGACTTGGCATACTCAATACAATTTATTTTCAATGCCCCCACTCGCCTCCAAACCCAGGCAATGGAAAAGGAGTTGCTTGTAGGACTATTGTTTTGGACGAGGGTCGTTATGATTCTTTTGTGGACTAGTGGAGGCTGGGGAAGATCTCGGGAAGACTTGGTTAGACGGTTGACTGTATAGTAAGATCTGAGGAAGCGAACGATGTCTCGCAAGGACTTTCCCTGGCATAATTGGTGAGCGATTTCTGCGTCTATCTGCTTGTTGAGAGCATCGACTAAACAAATTTTATACTTCTTGAGAGCAGCCTTATAAGATTTCAAGGACTTGTACTCCCATTTGTAAGGTTTTCGAGGACTTAGGTGTATAAAATCGTCTGAATTTTGGTAATAATATTGAAGAGTTAGGTAAAAATTGAGTGTAGTTCTGACTTTCTCAGCTTTTTTTGTCTGAAAAGGCTTTTTTAGGTATGGGGAAGATTCTCCTCTGCCGGTCTTAAAATCGTGCCATTCTAAATCTTCAAAGCCAGATTCTTGTAATTTTTTATACCATTCCGACTTTAGTTTAAGAAAGTCACGACTATTAAATTTAGTGAAATTATCCGTCATATTTTGCGTATTATTATTTGAATACCATGCTTCCAGATTATCTTTAGGCATCAATGAATATTATAGGTCGTTTTCGTGCAGCAATGCAAGTTTTTTTATTTATATAATTATTTTGGATAAAATTTAAAAAAGCACTTGATTTATTTTTATAGTTTTGTTAAACTTAGAGAAATGTATTGGAGGAGTTATGGCAGATTTATTGAGAGCGATTGCATTAATTATTTTTCTGTTACAAGCATGTCATTATATAAACTAAGGAGTTATTATGAGAATTGTTAGAGTTAATAAGACTTATGAAGTGGTTAATGAAATAGGTCAAGTTCTTAAAAAGTTTGTGTCTTTTGACAGTGCTAGAACATTTGTATTGGGAGAAGAAAATGCAGATTTTGAAAAAGGTTCTGTTGATTTGTTTGGGACTTATGATGTTGCACCTGCAAGCCGAAGATATCGTAGGAACCGGGCAAAGTATAGAAAGATTGAAACTACAGATAAGTAAGAACAATCCTAGATTAGGTACTGATTATATAGATAAATTAGCTAATGTTTTTTATAATGTTGGTCAGAAGTATAATATTCCTGCTAATATTTTGGCTGCTATTGCTAGTGTAGAATCTAATTATAAGTTAGGTGCTATTAATGGTAGAAGTGGGGATTTTGGTATCATGCAAATAAACTTGCGGGCGCATCGTAAATTTGATAAGGAAAAGTTATTGACTGATTTGCAGTACAGTGTTGAAGCTGGAGCTCAAGTTTTTTTATGGTTTTTTAAACGATATACGTTAGAAACGGCTATAAAAAGATACAATTGCGGTACAAAAAGAACTTGCATTAGGTGGTCTCCTGTGATAAAATATTTAGATAAAATAAGGAGAGCATGGTGAAGGGATTTATTTCGTTAATTGCAATTTATATGTTGTTTATAGCTTTTACAACTATGCGCGGAGATTTTGAAGTAGAAAAAGAATCGGTATCGTCTAGGAATAGAGAGCTATGTATTGGCAAGATTCGCACTTTTAGTTTAAACAGAGAAGATGCTAATTCGGTTTGTGAAACCATTGAAGTTCTTAAGGAAGGTAAGTAATATGAAAATGATCATGGTTGTTATTTTATTTGTAGCCGCTTCTTGCGGTCCTCGTGGAAGCACCGTTGATATAACTAGTCCTGCTTATGACGATTCTGAAGTTACTAAGAGATTAGACGACTTGGAGCGAAGAGTTAAATTATTAGAACAGGTTGAGGCTGCCCAAGATGTTTTAATTTCGGCTTTGACTCAGAATGTTGAGGAAAACGAAGATAATATTACTTATTTGCTAGATATTGCGAGTAATTTGCAGGATCAGCTAAATTCGGACTATCAAAGCTTACAGCAAAGTTTGTCTGATATATCGGACAGTGTAACTCTGTTACAAACGGCTACTGAAAAAGGCATTGCTGAGCTGATTGATCCTTGTGGAGACGGTGCAGGATACGATGAGGTAATCATGTTGCTTAATGACGGGTCCTATGTTGCGTATTTTGAGACTGGTTCTAAACGATTTCTATCTGTGTTGGAGCAGAGTGTGAATTACCAGACTACGGACGCACAGAGATGTCGGTTTAAGATTAATGCGCTTAATGAATTAGAAGAGCTTTAAATGAATTTGCAGAGCATATTTGTTATTTTATCTGACTTTAAGCTTATATTGACAATACTTGGGTTATATGGTCTAATTGTTTTAAATATAATGTCTGTTGGACTTTTTATAGCCTTTTTTGGGGGGCTTATATGAAAAATTTTACGACTGTAGCTTCTGCTTTAGCCGCTCTTGCTATTTTATGTTATGCTTCTTGTATTGCCTATGTGGTTATAATGATCATGCGAGTATTCTGGGGCGTGGGGCAGCTTTCGCAGGATGTGCAGCAGGCGCATATTATGGTAGAATGTCAGACGGAGCGTAAGATACTGAAGAAGTATGGGCTGCCTTTGAGCGATAAGTGTATACGATACTTTAGAGATACTGAGGCTAAATAAGGCTAATTTCGGATTCTAAAGTGGGTGTAAGTTAATAGGAGGGTATTATGAGTAAGATTAAGGATGCTATGATTGAGCTGGGCGAGGCTCATGCAGAGATCATGGGTTACGAAATGAGCCAGGAAGAGTATGAGAACGCGATGGAGGAAGCTTATTGGCACAATGTTATGTGTGAGCTTACAAAACGCTTTACTCGTGAGGAAATTTTAGCTATGACGGAGCTTGAGTTTCAAAGTTTAGGTCCTAAGACCGGCAAGGTAGGCTAAGAAGGCAGATAAAGTGTCTTATAAGATACATTAAGGCTAAATTTGTACATAACTTATCAAATATGATATATTAAGACTAGATAAGGAGTTAAAATGACTAGTAAACCAGAAGATAAGATTATTAAGGAATCATCCGTAAACGAAGCAAGGAACCTTGGCGCCCCGAATGCCGTTTTAAGCTCTTTGAAGGCTGACGAGGGTCAGGATAAGGCTTTGGGGGCTGGAGAGGCTAATTCGGGCTCTGAGGGGGCTCAAAATGAGGCTGAGAAGGCGGACGAGGCAGCTAATTCGGCTGCTCCTCAATCCCTTGCCGCAGATACTGAAGCCCTGGGTGGAGAGCATGCGCAGAGTGTTAAGCCGGGTGAGGTACATATTAAGTCCGAAACTAGTCCCGAAGAAGCGCGGGAAGAGGCTGAAGTCGGCGCTCAGGTTGAAAAGGAAGAGGACGCAGAGGCGTTGGTATTCTTTTGCCCAGTAGAAGAGATAGCCATGATTCAGCCTATTGAGAATAATGAGGATGGTGTTATAGGAACTTTTTTGCAATTGAGAGCCGGGGGAAGTGCGGCGCTTAAGATCATGCCGGAAGAGTGTGCTAAGGCTTATGCCGCGCTGAAGAAGAATGGTGTGCCGCTTTTGACTATTAGACGAAAAGATTTATTGGCTTAGGTAGGATATATTATGTGTTTGATTTGTACAGAGTTAGTTAAACAGAGAATGACGGTTAGAGAGGCTAAGAATGCGGCTAGAGAGATTACTAGGTTTAAAGACGATGCGGATCATGAGGCTGCTCTGTGGATGGCGATTGAAGAAATGGATTTAGAAGCATTAGGTGAGCTGCTGTCAGAAGCTCCTTTGGAAGCATGCGATTAGTGGTTTGTAATTAAAGCCCCCTCCAGGATCTTTCTTTGATCCTGATTTGCCTAATATTTGCCTCGTATGGTGTTCTGCTGTACGGGGCTTTTTTTTTTGCCCAGTAAGTATGAAGTTTTCGTAGTTTATAGCTTAATTAGCTTTTTTTAGTTGAGAAAAAAATGTAATTTGGTTATATATGGTATGTACGGATTAAATAAAAAATATTTATAGCTAATTCGGGCTCTTAATCTGAAAATAAAACTTGACTTACGATCATGCTGGTGATATGCTAAGATACATTACAACTTTGGAGAGCATGTGCAGATTAATAGTCGCATTGAGGTTCAGATTTTAGCGCAGGTTAAGAACAAGTTTGATCGGCTGCCTATCAAGTTTAGGCGCAAGTATTATTTTGAGAGCATGCGTTGTTGTGAGGCTGAGTCACGGGCTTCTGCGCTTTTTAAGGCTGAGGAGCTTAATGATGGTGCCGATATAGTGCGAGTTAGTTCTAGAGTTATTAGATATCATGGTTAGAGGAGGCGATATGAATATATTTGTTACTAGTTACTGTCCTATTGAGTCGGCAAAGTTTTTAGATGATAAGCGTGTAAATAAAATGTGTTTAGAATCTGCTCAAATGTTGTCTACGGCGTTACGAACTTTGGGATGTGAGGATGAAAGATTGTACAAAAGTACACATAAGAATCATCCAAGTTGTGTTTGGGTCAGGCAGAGTGATATGAACTTTGTATGGCTTCTTGCGCATTTTGAGGCTTTGTTGGACGAGTATGAAAAGCGGCGGGGTAGGGAGCATGGGTGTAGTAGGCTGCTTGCAGCTTTTTATGCTAATATAGATTGGTTGCCGGTTGGGGAGCTTACGGACTTTGCAAATTGTGCGGCTAATTCGAGTTTGGGGCTGTCGTATAAGCATGTGGATGATGTACGCTTGGCATATCAGCTCTATCTGGCGGATAGATGGGAAACCGATAAGAGGGCTCCGACTTGGTATGGCTTAGGAAGATAGGGAGGTTTTATGAGTAATTGGAACGATTATGATTATTGTATGGCGGCTGTAAAGCAGAGTGGTTGGGCTTTAGAGTTTGTAAAAAAGCAGACTCCTGAGCTTTGTATGGCGGCTGTAACAAAGAATGGTAGGGCTTTGGAGTATGTTAGTAAAGATATTTTAAATTTAGTAAATTAAAAAGGGATAAATTATGGATGTTTTTAAGGTGTTTTTAAACTTTGAGCGCAAATATTTTAGGTTTACGGTAAGTTCTGATACTTGTCAGTTGTATCCTCCGAAGATGTACTTAAATTGGTACAGGCTTAAGCCTAACTTAGACGTTGTCTCTAGAGATCATGCGGCATTTGTTTTGACGATAGGCTTATTCGGGCTTGAAATTTGTTGTGAAGTGAAGTGGGGACATGTTGAGCGTACTGAGGTCGGTGTTGCGGGGAATAGGGTAAGTTTGCTAGAAAAGGGGGTAAAACGTGGATTATAATACCTTATTAGAATCTATATTATTGGCTATTGTTGCTGCTTGTGGTATAATGTTGTTATTACGGTTTAGAGGAGATTAGAGCATGGATAGAGTTAAGGTTTTAGAGGCAGTTGTAGAGGTCTTGGAAGCTAATTTTGGCTCTTCTGAGCAGCATATTGTGTTGGCAAGTCAGATTGCCGATGCTGTTTTAGGTTCAAAGAAGGAAGTGATTATGTCTTCTATTTATAATATGGAGGAATTATATGATTCCTAGAAATCCTAAAGCGGTTTTTGAGCCAGAAAGAGTTTATAGACATAGGTGTCCGTATGCGTCTTTGGATATGCATGTTTTGTCTGTCATTAAACTAGACGATTCTGAAGCTAAGTTACGGGTGTGCTATGTTACGCGAAATAGCATGCGAGTTCAGTACTTGGGTGTCGGTGATGAGTATATTGAGACTATTACGTTACCTAAGGAGCAGTGGGACGAATGGAGCTTGTTACATTAGGAGCTGATTATGAAAGAAAAGTTTGAGTTATTTCTAGGTTTTTGTTTGGTGTTAGGATTTAGTGTGGTGATCATGGAGTTTATTATTGCGCTGCCGATGCTACGAAAATTTTTTACTGATGCGTTTGAGTTATTTTTGGAAACGGGGGTATTATGAAATCAGAGGAGTTGCAAACATTAATGCAGGATTTATTCGATAGCTTGCCAGGTCAGAGCGTGTTTGGAAAAAAGATTTCGAAGATCCCGCTGGAGTATGGCGATATGTCTGTGCCGGTTAGAATGCTGCTTTCTAGGTTGAGATCATGGGGGCTGATGGAGGATAAGGACCTTTTGAGTCATTTGAAGTCCGAAATTAAGCGTAAAGATGAGCGGATTAAGGCTTTAGAGAGCCAAGTTGAGACTTTGGAGGCGCAGTTATCGAGTAGTGATAACACGGATGAGGATGATAAAGATAAGCCAGTGGGCTGGGTATACACGCCATAATAAGGAGCATGTTAAATGAAGAGAAGTGACGCAGTTCGAATTATTCAAGTGGTATTAGATTCGTATATTACGGAGGCGGTGGAAGATTCTAACTTTATTGCTGATGTTATACTTACTGATCTTGAAGAAATTGGAGGCATGATTCCTCCTTTTGAGTATGATAAGTTTAGAAAGAAGATGCCAGAGCATGCAAAGAATTTAGATATAATTGAGGCTGATATCGAGGCTCTGCATAAATGGGAGCGGGAGTCCTTTATTGGGGATGATAGTGAATAAGTTAGTGTCTATTATTTGTCAAGAATTTGGGGCAGTTGTAGTTAGACAGTTTTATACGCTGACAGGGGCGCATGATTTTTTACGTGGTTATTTGTTGGAGCACCAAAGTAATGCCGATTACGTTGTATTACTGCTTGTTAAGGGGGATGTCTTGGACCATGGCGGCGATGTCTTAGTTTATCCTCCGGATATTGGGTTAGATTAGGACTTGACTTTGTCAATAGCTTGTGGTATACTGGATTAATTAGGAAATGAGAGGTTTTAAATGATGGCATCGTCTGTAGCTAAAGCAATATTTAATGGAATTAAGGAAAAAAGAGAGAAGGACAAGTTAGTAACTACTTTGTCAAGTTTTAAAAGGGAGTCTCAAGAGTGCCCCCATGATTTTAAGCTCGTAGGACGCTCTTTATTTTCAAATAAACCTTGGTATGATTGTAAGCATTGTGGTAAGAAAAAAGAGGATTGTTAAAATGGCTTTAGGAAAAAAAGATAAGGAGTTTATTGGACGGATTTATAAAAGAGTGAAAAAATCTGTTCGTTTTTTTACAGATAAACTTGTTAAAAGCAATGATTTTAATTGCGTAGAGAATTTGAGTATTTCCTATTTTAAAAATATGGGGTTAAAGTCTATGTTAGATGATATTGATTTAGAAAAAAAGAAGGAAAATTAGGCATGTACTTTTATAGTAATAGAACGCTTTGTGAGGTTCTTGAGGAAATGAGGAAGGCGGTTGAAGTTCAAGACTTTAGGCTGCTTTCGTCGCTGTATGTAGAGGCAGTGGGGTGTAGCATGCGAATGGTGGCTTTTGCTTGGTCTGAGGAGCAGTATAGAGCATGGTTAAATAAACTTTGTTTGCTTTTGGGAGAGCCTTCGTTAACTGGAGAGTTGGAGACTAATAGGGAAATTATTGATGGTGGA